GCCTTAGAGTAGCAATAAGCGGCAAGGTATATGTGCATGTTATGACATTTAATAAACCATTACAGCCACAAAAGGTAACAGTGAAGCCATGATATACAACCGTCCTACCCGAGAGTGAAGAACATCAAGAAAAAGCAGCCCAGAAAGCCATGCACAGATGTTTTGAAGCAATGCCAGGAGTCTCGTTAAAGTGAAGCGTGGGCGGAGGCTCAGCACCGTCAGCCTGTGGTTACAGGGTGGCAGGAGGGCATTAACCCTCCGCCCAACCGTCATTCCAAATCGAAACTTTCGAGAAAGGGAGGTAAGTCATGAGAACAAATCGGAGAACAAATCGGATTTTCTTTGTAGGGTTTTTCACCGCCTTGCTGGTCATCCTGATCGGCACGGCACACGCGGCCGGTCCGTACTGGACCTTTGATGCACAACCGGGGGTAACTGCCTACAAGCTGGCTGGAGGTCCTGCGTGGATGCCTGCGAGCGTGCCTGCAGCCGCGGATGGAAGCATGAAGCTGGACGTGTCAGCAGCGGCAGTCGGGACAACGAATTTCAACGCTCAAGCATGCAGTACTGATCCAGTATGGGGGGAGCAGTGCGGCAGCACACTCCCTTTTTCATTCTCAAGACCCGCGAAACCATCTACACCAATAGGGGGAAAGCTAGTTCCGTAAGCATCGTTACGGACACCTTTGTCGGGGGTAGGCGATGAAGATTTTTCTGGCCACCGCATTCTTCATCCTGTGGGCGGGTGTCGCGTCAGCTAATCCGTGGCTCGTATGTGACCCGCAGAACGACGCGGCAGGGTACTCATGGACGATAGACGGTTCCGGTTGGACGGATATCGCGTACAGCGTTCGTGTTTGCCCTGAGGGGCCGTGCGCCGATATCGCAGAACTCGGGTGGGTTTCTCCTGGGCAGCACACCATGCAGGTAATAGCTTTCGGCGTCGGCATTAATCCAAAAACGGGCAAGAGATGGGAGAGCGATATTGTGCCATTCTCGTTTAGAAGACCGCTTCCTCCGGATCCGGCAGGGGGAAAGCTGGTTAGGGACTAAATCTCGTATTTTTTTCTAATCGGCTCAAGCTCCTGATAGAGCTCCTCCGCTTCCTGGACAAGGAAATCCCAGACTTCCCTTGTGGTTTTCTCCGGAAGGAAGGGGAGGAGTCTTGTTTCTACCATCCCAAGAATCCTCTCGTAATCCTGATCCCTGGTGAAATTTGATCTTCTTATGCTCGGGAAGTTGCGCTGCAGCCACCGGCTCATATTGGTCCGGACAGGACTCCATTCGTGACACGCAGCGGGGCCTTGCCGCCAGCGGGTGTAAAGGCTCAGATGTTTCGACAGCCTACCCACGAAAAAACTCATGGCCTTTCGCGTCATTTGGTTGAGATCCCCATGATAGAAAGCCTGGTAAATAGGGTCTACGGGCATCGGGAATTCGCCCCCTACGGGCATGAAATGGATCCTCACAAAGAATTCCAGATGGTCAGGCCAGGGTAGGTTTTGTCTTTTGATTGATTTTCGGAGAGAACCGAGAGGGCATTTCACTAGGAAGGCTTCAACGGCATCATAGAACTGCCGTTGAAGCTGAGTGGCGGGATTAAGGTAGGACTCAAAATTATCGACGCACAGCACCCGAAGCGAACTCCAGTTGCTTGCGTTCTTTGTGTAAACCGGTGCGGTTGATATTCTGTGAAGAATGTTAAGCTTCGTAGAAAGTTGGAGGATGCGCCGATATCGGTTTTTTGCTTGGACAGCCCAAGTGTACCGGCTGCTGGTCCTTACCCAGCCGAGCCGGTCAGAAACGGTCTTTTCCGCTTCCAGATCAACATCGGGCATCCTCCAGGTTTTAATCTCCAGTTTGCTCAAAACCGCTGAGCGCAGGATTACCAAGTCTCCAGTAGCTTCGATCATAAAGAGAAAACTCCTCTCCGTCTACCTTCACAATAGCCTTAGTTCTGTTGGTCATGAAGCAGCAATCCCAGAAAGCGAAAAGCTGTTTCGGGGAGAACTCGGCTAAGTCGGCAAGTGGCAGTTGACCTTTAACACCGTCTTTCTCGTAAAGGTCAACCATGGCGGAGGGAGCATGTTTGAGGATCGAGAGCATTCCCTGTCTTGTCAGGATGATCATTTCCCCCTCCTTTTGCCCCATGCCGCAAAAGCGAGCCAGTAGGCGTCCATTTCCATTCCCAGGATTTCTGTTATAAAAATGTCTATCCCCTTTGTCTCGTCATCCGTGGGGTTCGGGTGTCTTATCAGATACTCGAAACTGTCCTCTTTCGTCAAGCCCCACTTGGAAGCCAGCTCTGTCACCCTTTCGATCCTGGCGCCCAAAGCCAATGCCTCATAAACGAGATGATAAGCTGTGCCGCGATCCTTGACGTTGATCGGCCAATGGCGTTTCACAAAATCGGAGTCGAAGTAAGTGACGTCCGAATCCACTACAAAAGCGTTCCTCCAGATCAAATCTCCATTGGTGTGGAGATAGTAATATCCATCTTTCATACGTTCACCTCCATATTGGCAGGCTTAAAGCTGCAAGTGCAAAGCCCACCAAAAAAGCCAGCCAGTTATTTATTCTTTTTTCCATGATTTCTCCCCCTCCTCAATTATATGCTCACAAGGTTTACTTGGTATTGCAGGTTTTCCCATAGCTTGACATTTAGGGCAATGTTTTGGTGTTTCCTCTATCCTCAACCTTATTTCCCTGCCCGTGCTATCCTGGACCTGCCAGAATGATTCTCTGCGCTCTGCTGGCAAGTCAAAGACTTCGGCTGCGGGACATTCGCCCATCCTCCTTGACCGGATGATCTCAAAAGCCCGGGACAAACCCACAGGCATTTGCTCTTTGGCCGGCAGCTTAGAAAGTTGAGTGGTTGGAAAGAGTTTTTCGCCACAGGCCGGACAAAAACAGTTCCGACCAGGACGATACGATTGCCAGACAAACCGAACTTTGCAGACTTTACATTTTCCCTGGATCATTTTTTTCCTTCCTCACTTTCACCCGCCCGACTGTGTTCCCGTTGGAATCTTTGATCAGGTCATCACTCTCCAGGGCTTCACACAGGCACGGCTTACGTTTAAGCATCCGGTCTATTTTCCCCACTACTCCTCCGAGGAGATATGCCACTTCAGCCGAAAGCCTGTCCTCAAAGGCTGCACCGTCACACTCGATCTCAATATAGATTTTCACGCCTCCCTCCAAACCCGCGGATCACAGTATGAGTGAAAGAATCTTACCTCATCATCACCACGGAACCGATTGGCTTGAGTTGTTTCGACAACAATGTTTTCACCTTGGGTGAATGAGTGGTCGCACCTATCGCAGAGGCGAGTCTTTGTCGCCGGTCTTTGCCACGCCTTTTCCCTGGTGAATGTCACTTTCCTGGGCATATCGTTCAACCTCCTTCATTAAATTGTAAACTGCTGGAATCCCGTAATCGAAGTACGGGATATACGGAGCAACGCACCCCTGAGACACCAAGAGCAAAACCAAGAGCAAGATAATCTTTTTCATGCTTTGCGGTCTCATCCCATATTTCTTGAAAGCGTAATACTTATCTATCACTTTCCTCCTCCACCTTTCGAGTGATATTCGCCTGGGTACTCATGGAGATTGCACCCAAAAGTTTCCTTTGTTACGACTGTGATCCCTATCCATTCCCCATCTCTCAAGTTAGCGTCGAATTGGACCTCCTTACTCTCAGGCAGCATGAAACAAGCTCCCCATCCCTTTACCAGCCTTTCATTCCAGAACCGGCAAGATTTACAATGCCTATCAATCACGATACCTCCTGTGGGAGGGTTTCCCCTCCCACGATTTTCACTTTCAGTTTTTCTAGTGATCCCCTGACTTGACTAAATGCCCACATTCCATGCAAAGCTCCCTGCCGTCCTTCTCCACTTCCGCCTCTACAAAGTCGTTGCAGCTTGGGCAAAAAAACTCAGGCAAGCCACCAATCTCAAGATAAGGCGAATTCCAAACGGGTTTCGTCTGTGAAGCGGGGCGCAAGGCAAGACCACTTTCGTCAATCCCACAAAGAGGATCGCCTTCCAGAGTGTTAAGCCATTCAATGATTTCCGCTTTTCTCATTGCCATTAAAATTGCCACCTCCCTGTTGTTTTCCTGATTTTGAGCATCCATGTAGAATCGAAAGCTGAACTCCTTCCTATCCTCAAAACTCCTTTAAGGTTTTTCAAAATGATCCCTTCGCACTCCTCATCGTCAAGGACCGAGTTATAAACCTCTGCCCATTCTCCCCGGTAATGTTTCGTGCAGCCTATTGGCTCGCCTTCTACCGTGCAGTAATCCTCTAGGATGCTTCGCCTTACCCAAAAGGGAGGCTCGTTCAATAGATGGTTTTCAGAAACTAAAACGTCCCACAAAATCAGCCTGTGAGAGATTCCCTTAGTTTTATTGTGTCTTAGCTCACCGTCAAAAATCCAATACCCTTTCATTGCCCTTGCCAACCACCGCAAGGCTATTGTCATTTCAGCGTTTGGCGTGTACTTCAGCTCCTTGCCGTGCCGATCACAAAACGTGAATTTTCCGTCAAGGTAATGGAGCACACACCTTGACCCGTTATATTTCCTTTCCGCTATCCATTCCTTTTTGCTCAATCCTTGAATCAATGCCTTGTTCCGTTGCAGGCTCAACAGCGTTGGCCTTTCGGGGTAAAGGTATGTAAAAGAAGTTAAGAGCATCGTCTATTTCCTCCTCTGTTCCCAGGTAATAAAGGTCGCAGCAGTTGCAAGTGAAAGCCAGTTCCGGTGGCTCTTGCGCTATATCCTGGTAAACAGGGGAGAGACATTCGCAGCACTTTCCGATTTTCTTGAAACAAGTGTATCCGTCCATCTCTCTCCCCTCCTGTTTACCGAAGTGAGGCTTTATACTGTCGCGCAAAAGCCCGAAACTCGTTCAGTTGAATTTTGTCGAGTACAGCGTACAGCTCGGAGTCAAAGGTTTCGCTTACCTTCACATCAGGCTCGGAAATGAAGAATTCCCCGAACCGTGCGCCAACCATCTTCATCAACGCTTCTTTCAGTTCCGGCTTTTGAAAGACCTCATCACGCAGCCGAACGGAATAGCTTACTTTCAAAAGCCTTTTTCCTGGCTCGCCCAGAATGTCGCTCAATACTTTGTAGTCTTGCGGGTTTATCGTCCATCGGTTTGAAGAAGCGTAAGTTAAAGTTTTCTCAACCCCTGTCAGCTTGTAGCTTTTCGAGAAAGCCCCCTCATAAGCTCTCTCGTCCTGATAGGACTTGCAAAAGCCTTCAATCTCTTGTCCTAGTACCGTCATTTGGGCTTCCGCGCTCTTGCTGATCTCCTTTGCCTGCAAAAAATCATCAACCTTTGGTTTCAGATCATCAGGCACAACCTCTGACGGAATCGCCGGGACTTTGCTTTTCGCTTTGCCCTTTGGTTCAGTTTTCGTGGTCTGTGCAAGCATATCCTCAAAGCTTGGTGCGCTTGCTTCCTCTTTTGCCTTGAAAAGCGTTCCTGATTTTGTCACGCTCATTTAGTGAGACTCCTTTCACCATCTCGAAAAAGTTTTCCCATTCGATCTTTAGGGCGTTACACCTGCATTTCTCGTTTTGCCCTAAGTCTCTGTGACAGTATTTGCACGATGTCTTTTCGACGTTTCACCTCCCTTCTTTTAAGATGTTCCACGCAGTCATGCCCCGCTAAGAGCCTTTGCGCGTCATAAGGTGAATAAGCCGTTCCTTCCATCCCGCACTTTGAACACACAACCCATACTCCGCGCACTCCTAAACACCTCCTTTCGCCGGACTTGGGACCGGCCTTCGGTGCATTAAGACAAGGGATCTCCTCCCTTGTCTCCCTCTGCTATGCGGTTTTCCAGTTCTCCACTTTATACATGATCGTCTTGATTGTTTCTCTCACGCCCTTTCGAGTCTTTTTGCCCCACATGGTCATGGCTCTTGGATCAACCCCAAACTTCTCCCGGTGGAATTGTATGCCAAGCACCTCAACAAGAAAGTCTGCCCTTTCATCGTGGTTCAGTTCAAGTTGTTGCAGCCTTGCGAAATCCTCTAGCTCGTCGTCGCCCATCATCTCCGATGCTTCGGCAGCCTGTGAAATAAGCTCCTTCGCCGGGTTCCAGGTTGGGTTTATTTTCCAAATGTGTGCCACCGCATGACCTATGCTTACTCTCCTTCCTGTATCAATGAAAAAATCTTCCAGGCCGATCAAGTGTCGCGTGATCGCCTCATTCTCTGTCCATGTTTTGACAAAGAATTCTCCAGGGTTTAGGCGTTCCTGCTCCTGTTCGCTCAGGTTTGTTGTGATCGTTGCGTATAGTTCCCCATCGTCACAAACAACCTGGATCGCTGGCATCCCGCCAACATACTCACCGATGAAAAAGTGTAGTGTCTCGCCTCCATAGTCAAATCTTTCGCCATTCAATACTTTAATGTCCATCCGTGTTACCTCCTTTTGTTTGTGGTTTGGTTTGTGGTCCTCATTCGCTTAGTTCATCTCCCCGGCCCGGTCTGCTGCCGGGGAGATACCCTAAGAAAAGGAAGATGCTAGGCCGCGATTTTCCAGGCTGTCTCAGGCAGGTCAATAATCTTCCCGCCGATGCGCTCCAGCTCCACTACCCTGTCGTTGTCCTCAATGTCATTGGCTAGGCTCGTTACTCCCTGCGCGATTCCCCAGGATGACAAGTCCCCTGACTCGATCACTCTAGCAAGCACGTTTTCAATCTCTGACTTCAACAGTCCTTGCTTTGTCCCGATCTCAACAACCGTTGCGTCAAGATTCTTCGCTTCAATCCTTCTCTGTCTTGCGTTCTCCACTTGCTTAACGTCGTTGTGGAAAGCGATTTCGTTGAAAGCTTCTTTCACATGGTCCCTCACTTTCAGCTTAAAGGCTTCCATGTCAGCCCTGATAGTTTCCATACTGTAAAAGCTTTCTTCGCCCATCTCTCCTTCACCTTCTTCGATGCGCCGGGAAATGTGCCGTCTCCCAATACTCTCGCCTCTCACCATGCCATTGGTGCAGGAAAGAACATAAATTAACCTTTCAACCGTGAACCGTCCCCAGCCTGTTTCGCTGTTGCTGATCGTCACCCCTGCATAAAGAATGTCGCCTTTCTGTTTCTCTGTTGCTGGCAAATCGGCGCGAATGGTGGGCAAATAGCATTGAAGATAAAGTTTCTTTTCCGTGATGAGGAGGGAAGGAAATTGCAGATCCTTTTTTTCTGCGAGCACAGGCAGACTCGCTGCAAGGGCAAGCTCGTTGTCCTGCCATACTGCATAGCGATCCGACAAGAAAGCCCTCACCTTACCGTCAAGCGTCCTTACGAGTCGCCTTTCCGGTTCCTTCCTCAACCAAGCGTTGATATTGGTTGTCAAAAGGTCGGGCATTTCCTCTGCCATTCTGTTGTAATAGTTTCCCGGAATCCCAAGCTTGTTTGCAATTTGAGAATGTGCGCCGGTGGTCAAGCCGAATTCAGAGGCTTGCCCGTTTGTTTGGACCTCAAGCGTGATGGTCTTACCGTCAGCCTTTGCCCAAAGCTTGTCAGTCGGCGCGAGAAAGTCCCTTTTGTTTTGGCTCTGCCGCATAATCTCAGAGGCAAGCTCTTGCAAATTTAATCCTTGTTTCATACTCTCCTGTCTCCTTTTCTTTGGGAGGGGCTTTCAACCCCTCCCGGTTGAGTGTGTTGGTTTCAATAAGGATGTTTTCCTGTTTGTTCTGGTTGTGTGCAATCTCCTTGATTGTACGGGTGACTAGTTCCGCAGCCCTGGCAGATCCCTTCACCTTCGGACATGATTTCAGTTTCGCACATGATAAGGGTGTGCTCCTCCCTGTGCGCGTTCCAGGCTCGCGCCCATTTCTGCGCCGTTCTCCACGGCCACGGCCCAAAGGCAAACAAGAAAGGCCCGTGTACCGGCCTTTGCGTGGTGTCTGCCTGTCCTGCCTCATTCACTCCCACAAACCACGTTTGTTTATTCCCCATACTTGAACGCCTCCCATTTCGCGTTGAAGGTTTCACCCAAGAACCGCGCCATTGTGTCAGCTTCATCAATGGTTAATTCCTTGACTGTGATTTTTGCGTGTTTGCTGTCATGCTCAACCTGGATCTCAACCCCAGGGTTTCCGCGCCTCCAGGGTGTGACGATCGTTTCTGCTTCGTCCCTTGTGTTGCGTGGTTCCTCAACAACAGCCCACAGCCCCAGAGCATTTTTAAGCCGGTTTAAGGTGTCGCTCCTTACTGCCTTTCGTGCGTCGTCTTGTGCCTTTCGCTCTTGACAGCCTTTCAGCCGCACCAAATAATCAGGGAGCAAGCGCCGCTTGATCTCCTTGATTATTGTCGGCACGCCACGCGCTATGCTCACATAAATTTCGTTGCTTCCCCTGTCGTCATAGCGCCGGAAATCAACCAGCTCTGAAGGCACATAAGCGTCGATATTGACTTTGCTGGCATCCCTCCAGCTTACCTTGACGTTGAGCCTTTCCCCTTGCGGCCCTTGGAGGCGTTCGCTGTTCAGCTCGCCTACCATCTTGTAACCAAGCGCCGCGCCGATCTCCTTTGTTAGCGTCCTTTCCATTTCCCTGGCTTCTTCTGCCATTGTCTAGCCCTCCTCTTTGTTGTTGTCCTTACTCCGCCTTTTACTCGCAGCATGACAGGCAAGCATGATAGATTTTTATATTCCGAATTCCGGCCAATCCCCGACAAACAAGCTTACATCCCTGATGTAATCGGTTTTGCTTCTGTCCGGTTCTGTTTCTCTGTCCCGCTCTATGATCTCAATGAAGTGCTGAACATCTTGGAGAGGACACAAAAACCTTCCGCAGCCGCACCTTACAAGGACTTTTCTGAGTCTTACCGTGCTCCCCGGTGCGCCAGCGTCTAAAAGGTTTTTTACATCATTCATATCAATGAAATGATGGTTGCCGTTTATCCTCTCAATCAACCGATATGAGCCTAACGTGGTCAATTCTGTTGTCATAGTTCCTCACCCTGCCTTTCTTCCATAAGGTCAACCCCTATCATGTCGCCAAGTTTCAAAATAGGTAGCTCCTCCCAGGATTCCGGGCGCTCCCATGCTCCAAGATAGAGATAACCCCAAGAACCTTGTGGGCTTGCCTCCAGGATAAAGCGCCGGTCTTTCGAGATTACAACAACAACCTCACGGCTTGATGTTGCCAAGCAAAGCTCGTTCAGTCTCGCCCTTAGAGCTTTCATACCTTCCGTGTTCAACCATTCAATCAAGGGGTGACGCGCATTAACCTGGCTCCAGGTTTGCCGATCCCCTAGAATGTCAATATCACAGGAAATTTTTGAAGGCTTTGATCTGATTTTGTGGCCTCCAAAGGTCTGAGGATAATCCCACCGCGCCGGGGTATAAATCGCCCTAGCGCCCCAAAACGGCCCAATATAGTCAAGCGGTCCCGGCCTGCCAAACATAAGTCACCTTGTCTTTCCCTGCCTGTCATGCTTCAAGTAAAAAGCTTTTTGCCCCTCCCGGTCTCGCGGTTTGTCTCGGCGCTCGCTCTTATTCGCCCGTTAGCCTGCCCACCCCTACCGCTTCCCTGTTCTTCCGGGGTCTGCTGTACTGTGTGCTGTCAATGATCCGCTGTTGTCCTCTTTGCTTCCAGGCTCAACCTTTCGTCACAAAGAGGGGAAAAGTGTTGCACCTGACAGGGAAATGTAGCAAGACTTATGCCATATTAACAAGTTTTTACAACAATCGTATAATCACCATTATTTCACTATGTTAGAGACGCACTTTCTCTTGGGCTGTTAGCTCTGATTTTCCCTTACTACCTCTTTTTTGACAAAAAACGTCCCTAGTATTGGCGCGGTTCTTCACGTTTTCAAGGCTCTAACTACCTGTTTTCCTGCCTTATTCAGACTTGACAAATCTTGTCAAATCGTGCCGCAAATTGTCATAAAATATAGCTTGACAAACCTGATTTATTCGGGTTAATCGGTAACAAAACTTATAGGAGGTAACAGACATGACAGACGATCTCAAGGACGCTCAAGAAAAGCTCGCCAAGCTTCGCAGCGCGGCCCAGGCTGAACAAACGGGAGCCGGCCCTTTGTGGGGTGCAGAGGATCTCGAAGCGTACACGGAACGCGAAATAGCCCCACGCCTCAAGGTGACGCGCCAGACTCTCAGGAATTGGCGTAAAACCGGGATCGGACCTCCTTTTACAAAGATAGGACGGAATGTGCGGTATCCGCACAGGCTTTTTGTAGCATGGTTACAAAGACAGGCATAAGCTTGCAAGTCTTATGCTGGCTTGTCGAAAGTATAGGGTAACATTTTCGCAGCATAAAAAAAAACGGGTAACATAAAGGAGAATAAGCGTTTTTAAAAAACGTGGTTCCGGTTACCCGGTAAAGCTGGCAAAGACAGGAAAGAGCAAAACAACCAGCACAAAAGAGTATAAGAAAACTCGAAGCCGGTTACATAGTAATAGAATTACTATAAGACTAACCACTTGATCAAGAGAAAGAAAGGGCAAGAGATGAAGGGCAAAAGAAAAGACCTGCAAAGCCTTTCTTTCGGTGACGATCCCAGAGAAGGCCCAGGGATTGAAAGCCGGGAAATCGCCTGCCAGGGGAAGCCGGGAAGGAAGAAAGGTGGCCTCTTTAACCTGGATCGAGAGCCAGGGAGGGAGCCGGGAAAGCGTCGGCCATGTGTCGAATTGACACAGGAATAGGTAGAAAACAGGGTGAAATGCTAGTATTATCAAGGCTTTAATGAATAAGTTACCATAATGCTAGTTATCAGAAGTCATGACGTAAGTATGCGAGATTATTATAAAAGACGAAAAGCTGTTGGTGCTCCAGGTGCGCCGGTGCTTGTCTTTGGAGCTGGTAGCGCGTCCTCACCCGTGCTCCTGGTGGCTAGGATCGCGGGGAGTATGCAGGAAAAACGATGAAGAAGGCAAAAAGGCAAAAGGCGGGAGTGACTCCCAGGCCCCCGGGATACCCTAACCATCCCCGGCTATTCCTGGCCACGAGTTTAATGTTGACAATTTATTTCCAAGAAAGGATAATGAGATGGAGGAAGTGATTGAGTTTTGGGATATGGTACCTGGACATTACGAGGAGGTAGATGAGATGGTAGATGAGAAAAAGAAGTGTACAGGTTGTGGAGCTGATGTGGTGTGGGTGAGGATGCAGAAGTCTGGGAAGTGGATGATTTTGGACGCGAAGGCGAAGCAGATGGTGAGGCTGGTGGAGAATGAGCAGACGAGGGCGATGGGTGGAGGACGACCTTTAGCGGAGGTGGTGAAGGTGTACGAGTCTCATTGGGTGACGTGCCCGGTTGCGGACAAGTTCCGTGGGAAGGATGGGTAGGGACATGATGCAAGTACCAGTGGTTATTTCTTTTCTGGAACAAATGCTGAAATCAGATGAAGATTTTTTGAAAAATAGAGTTGGAACGATCTGTTGCGGGTGTGGGGTGAATACCTATGTTGGTCGTTATCCTTTCTGGCACAGATACGCAAGAAAACTATGTGGCGACTGCGGGGAAAAGTATTCGGCATTTCTCAAGCAGCTAGGGGCGTGGGATAATTAAGGGAGAGCGCCGTGATCAGGGTGCAGTTGAGTGATCATGACTTTTTTTCACGACCTTGAAGAATTATCTTGACAATTAGTTGCCAACAGTATAAAGTGCTTTCTCAGGGATCAAGAACTTCTGGCAAGGCCTTAAAAAGTTGGCAGTTTCAACATGCGGCCACCAGGAAGGGAAGGCCGGGAGAGAAGCGAAAACCGTGTGGGTGGCGACTAACTTCCCCGGCCTTTTTTTCTTTTGAAAGGAGGTGTGCCTTATGGGAAAGAAAGGTAAACCGAGACCATGCTGATTGGAGAACGGACCAAAGTTCATGACCACACGTTCATCGGACACTTCGCGGAGATCGGGGATGATTGCCGGATTCAGCCGTTTGCTTTCATCCCCGATAATATTTTGATCGGGAATAGAGTCTTTGTAGGGCCTCACGCCTGCTTCTTGAACGATAAGTACCCACCGAGTCATGGGGCCTGGAGGGGCCACCCTAGAACCATTGTCGAGGATGATGTGGTAATTGGCGGCGGGGCGATCATCTTGCCGGGGGTCCGGCTGGGCGCCGGCTGTAAGGTGGCTGCAGGCGCATTGGTGACCAATGACGTCCCGGCCGGGGCGAAGGTGAAAGGAAGTCCAGCTTATGAATTTCAGTCTCATTGGTGACGGTTACGCGGCGAAGTTTCATAGCGCGGCGATCAAGTCGGTAGGCGGCACGATTGATTGGTCGTACGATCCGAAGGATTATTACTCCGTGCCTTTCCCGAAGATAGTCCTGCCCGGGCCTCCAACGGATTTCGCGGTGGTGGCCTCACCGTCCGACACCCATAGACAGTACACCAAGGAACTCCTGGCTGCCGGGTATGGCCGTGTCATTTGCGAGAAGCCGCTTTGTATGCCTTGGGAGCCGTTGATCGACGATGACCGAGTGAGCGTGACGCTCCAGTACCGGTTTGCTGATCTACCGGCGAAGGCCAATGAGGTTCATGTGGTGATGGTCAGGGACTTCGCTTACTTCGACACCTGGAAAGGGGACCCGCGGCTGACCGGAGGAATGTTCTTTAACCTGTTCATCCACTACATCGATCTTGCGATCGAACTTGGAGCCGACTTTTACGGGAGGGTTGTAACGGAAGGCAAGCAGGTCAGGGCGGTCGACGGCATAGACCTGTTCGCCTTCGACACCCAGGAGCTTTACAACCGGATGTACAGCGAGATCGTCAACTCTGGCGGCATAAAACCCAGGGACCTGTTTTACCTACACTACATCATGGACAGAGTGAGCCGGGAGCATGGCTATGGTAAGATGCTGATGTGGAAGGAGATTTTCATTCCAAAAACCCTGTTATAGAATGTTCCACGTGGAACACCGAGGAGGATTGATTGAATTATGGAAGAAGCGGAATTAATCAAGAGGTACACTTATCACGCGCCGAAGAACGACCAGATCGACCGTTACAGACAGATCCGGGACCGAGCTCTGGAGTTCGCTAAGCTGATAAACGCCGTGTGTCCAGATAGCCGGGAGCGATCCCTGGCTTTCACGCACTTGGACGATGTTGTCTACTGCGCGAACGCTTCGATCGCGCGGAACGAGTAAAAAGGAAAAGGCCGGTGATGAGGGTCCGGCCTTTTCTGGGATCCGCTTCTCCTGGGATAGAGAGGGAATGAGCCTGTACCGTAGCGGATGATTTCAGGAATGTCAACAGGAATCTTTCATGAAAAAGACGCCCCTTTATTCCATGGCTTGAATCAAACGGCCTGGCAAAGAAGGAGTGCGGTTTACGTGAAAGTGATGAACCGGTCCCATGAGCTTAGCGCATTAAGCGACCTGGACTCGGTGAAAGATATCCTGATTATTCTTCTGCCGGCCAACAGCCCGAAAGCGATAGCGGATAAGCTCGGAGTATCTGAAACACTGATCCGCGGCTGGTGTTCGCAGCTGGACGTTGCCCTGCCCCGGTCGTACCATTGGTTTACCAGAAAGCCCTGGTGGAAATGAAGCTGCCCAACAAAGAAACCTTCAACTACGCCTTGCATCGGGCCATTAAGGAATCGGGTCTGACGCAAAAAGCGGTTGCCGAGTCGACCGGGATTGACCAAGGGACGATGAGTAAGATCATCTCCAAGCGGATCAACCCAACCCCGGACGAGATGAAGGCGATTGCTTCAACGCTACATATTCCCGTACCCCAACTTTGGCCCGATGCATGATCAGATTTTTAAAAGCCGTCATTGAGATATTAGCCATGATCGCCCTTTCGGTGGTGGTCCTGGTGCTGCTGATCGTTTACGCCGTGCTTTATGCAAATGAACCAAGAAAAAATGACGATCCTGGCGGAATGGATCCTGGATAGCCTGATTAAGAAGGGGCATCCTTACTGCGACGAATGCCGGATTGCGTATCTGGAAGGGGCGAAGGTATGCCACGTTTGCGGAACGATGTTGTGGTTCAAACTAGGCGCGAAGGACTCCCGCTCGGCCAGCGCCGGGTAACACTCGAGCTGACGAACGAGTGCCAGCTCAAGTGTAAAATGTGTCCAAGGAATTACTTCCCCATGCGGCTCGGGAAGATGCCCAAAGCGTTCTTCCAGCATTTGGTTTGCCAGCTTGGGGGGGGCACGAGGATTCTGCCTTTCTGGAGAGGAGAGTCAAGCCTACATCCAGAGTTCGAATCCTGTATGGTGTTTGCTTCAAGCGTGTCCGGGAAGGTCATAATAGCCACGAACGGATTACTACTTGCGGGAAAAATGTCCGGGTTCATGGCTGCTGAAGTGGTCAGCGTGAGCATACACAACTCCCTTTCCTGGCAGGGATTAACCGCCATATTAGCCGCGAGAAAGCTGTTTAAACCAAGGATTCACGTATGCGCTACCATGGTAGACGGCGAAAAGACCGGAGTCCTGGCGAAGCAACTTAAGATTGCCGACGAGGTCCGGATCTACGAGCCGCACACGAGAAATGGAAAGTGGGGCTCCATTGGTCTTGGGTATCTGCCAAAGAAAGAGCAGGCCTGGTGCAGCCGACTCGACACGGACCTGGTTATCGCCTGGGATGGAAGTGTCAGCCGGTGCTGTTATGTTTGGGATCCGATCCCCGGATTAAGCGCGATCAACATGAGCCTCAAGGATATTCTCGAAAGTCCGCAGATAAAATCCATCCGAGAGAAGTACCCTGATAAAATATGCCGAGAGTGTTCCCAATGGCAAGGCATGGGCAAGACCCTTTGAAAACTCCTTGACAACACTCTGAAAAAGTGGACTTACAGGAGTTATGCCTGGACCACATTTCAACTGGCAATTCTCTAGCCTTCAAAAACTACTTGAGTGGTCAACCGGTGTCACCGGAGCCAGCCAAGTAGATTTTATAGGCCACCATTCTTCCCCCACTGCACTGTCGAGCGACCCTGCCTGGTATATATTCAAATACACCTGGGATGGAGAACAATGCGTTAAAATCCAAGGGCCGCTTGTTGGCGCGTGGGACAATCGCCTGACATTAGGTTGGTAAAGGAGATAAAAAATGACCGATGAATACGAAAGTCCCAAAACGATAATCATCCAGCCGGATGATCTGACGATCAAGATCAGGGACATCACCGTCCCGGATCCGGTTATCCAAAAAGAAGAAAAGGAGGACAAAGAAAATGGCCAAATGGTGTGATGCCGATGTGTTAGATGCGTCCTTGAACTACATCAAGAACAACTGTGATAGAGAATTCCTCTGCTCGACCCAGCCTGCGAACTGGACGGATGCGAACGCGACCTTGAACCTTTGCACCTACTCCATGAACTCAGGTAACTACACGGGGCCTGGTGCGGGGAACGCCGCGAACAGCCGCAGGATTACGCCGAACCAGAGAACCGGCAACAATGCGACTGCCAACGGCACTGCAGCGCATGTGGCCTTGGGGATCTCGGGGAACACGACCCTGAAGTACGTAACGACCTGCGGCTCGCAGGTAGTTACGACCGGCAACCCGATCCAGATCAATGCCTGGAACATCGATTTTAATCAGCCGAGCTGAGCATGACAATAGAACACGCATCAGGAACCTGGTATGGTGATGTAGATCCTGGTAGCGCAGCTACAACGGGGAACTTCAACATCTCCGTGCCATCAGACACAGACTGCCTGATTATTTTTGTAAGTACGTTCAATGGCACTGCTGATGGTTGTACTAGTGGCACTAATGGAGTTAAGCTGGAAAGCAACACGATTAGTCCTGATGTCGAGGTAGGTGGTTGTGATTCTGACTCTACGATGTTTCAAGGTGCGGCGTGGGTGTTCTACGATCCACCTACAGGTACAGTTCGAGTTGATTGGACTTTTGCGGCCTCAACAAATGAACATCAGTTTGCTTGGATGGCTTACAAGGGGGTAGGTAGTGTCCGGGACTCGTCTGGATTAAATGGAGCATCGGTGCCATCCAGAACTGTAACGACTGTCTCTGGGGACAAAGTAGTTGTAATGGTGGAGCAGTATTATGCCGGTGTTACAGCATGTACTTGGACTAACTGCACTGGCGTTGTTGACTGTTATGATGATGTTTCATCTCTCCTTTCACTGGCGGAGATGACTGCTGATGGGGCTAGTGAAACAGTTTCAGGTGAATACTCAGGAGGGACAAGTGATGGCGGCTGTATTGCTATTTCCTTGATTCCAGCCGTACTCTTAGACCAGGAAGGCTTTCGCTTTCGAAACGATGATGGAGATGAGGCAGGCGCGACCTTTGCGGAGGCACAAGACACGAATATCACCGCTCCACTCGACACGAACCTCAGGGTAAGATTCATAGTGAACGCGATTGGCGATCCGGCTGCAACTCAATATCAACTTGAAGCGAAACTTTCAACCGAATCTGATTACTGGAAGGTAAGCTAACTTTATGTGGCAAAAACCTCTCAAGAAAACGATCTTCACCCTCCGGGTAGACAACTATGCCCCGGAGATATGCGACGTCACTTACCCGCTTCTCAAGCACTACGCGGCCAAGATCGGGGCGGATTTCTACACGATCAAGGACCGGAAGTTTCCGGACTTTCCTCCGGTCTACGAGAAGCTCCAGATCTATGACCTATCCAAGGAGATGGGCAATGATTGGAACATCTATATCGACTCGGACACTCTGATTCATCCGGATTTCTTCGATGTGACCAATCATCTGCCAAAGGACACTGTCGCTCATAACGGCGTCGATATGGCCTCTATCCGGTGGAGTTATGACCGCTTCTTCTGGCGGGACGGCAGGAATATCGGGTCCTGCAACTGGTTCGCCATAGCGAGCGACTGGTGCATCGAGCTCTGGCACCCGCTGGATGATCTCACCATGGAGGAAGCGCAAAAAAATATCCACGCAACGGTCCAGGAGCTGAAGACCGTGGTCGACGGCCCGCACCTGATCGACGACTACACCCTGAGCCGCAACATCGCCAAATACGGCCTGAAGTACACGACCATCATGGAGATACAAAAAAGAGTCGGGCTCGGAGAAAACCCAGGCTTTCTCTGGCATCAGTACACGATCCCGAATGATGAAAAAGTGGTCCGGATGCACGAAGTCCTGAAAGGATGGGGAGTTGAATGATCTACATCCCAATGAATGAACCGGAGAGTTCGGTCGACGATCAAGGCGCCCAATGGCTTTATGAACAAGCGACAAAAATGGACAGCGTTGTAGAAATAGGATCATTCAAGGGTAAATCGACTCATGCCCTTCTGAGTGGATGCAAGGGCACGGTCACTGCGGTAGATCATTTCAAAGGGTCGCCCGATCCTGCGGATTACACATTAAACAAAAGTGGAAAGCTTGATTTCCTGAAGAACGTGGGGCATTTCCCGAACCTGCATCTGCTGGAGATGTCCAGCGCCGACGCCGCGAAATTATTTCTTCCAAAATCAGTTGACATGGTCTGGATCGACGCTTGTCATCTATTCGAGTTTGTCCTCACCGATCTGACCTGCTGGCTTCCGAAATGCAAGAAACTCATTTGTGGGCATGATTCGGGATGGGCTGGAGTTAATGGAGCGCTTCAATATATGAATCTTAAATTTGAATCCGGGCCGAATGGTATTTGGTATGTGGAGGTTGAATGAGATCGCTCGTTGCCATGGACACCATCCAAATCGAGGTCACGAACGCCTGCATCAACGAGTGCTCAAACTGCACCCGGTTCTGCGGCCACCGGAAACCGTATTTCATGAAGTTCGACCAGTTCAAGTCAGCCGTCGATTCCATGGAAGGCTTTCCGAAGATGGTCGGCATGATGGGCGGGGAACCTCTGCTTCACCCGCAGTTCGAAAAACTCTGCGATTACATGCTTTCCAAATTCCCGAGATCGCAGCTCGGCTTGTGGAGCTGCTTTCCAAAGGGATACGAGCATTACCGAGAAGCGATCTGCAAGACCTTCGGGCATATCTTCCTGAACGATCACACGCGATCCGACATCCTGCACGCCCCGATCCTGGTTTCAGCCGAGGAGGTCCAGCCGGATCCCGAGGATATGTGGATCAACATCAACGAGTGCTGGGTCCAGAACGCCTGGAGCGCTTCAATCAATCCGAAGGGCGGTTTTTTCTGCGAGATCGCAGCGGCCATGTCGCTCCTGTTCGACGGCAACTCCGGCTGGCCGGTCGGAAAGAACTGGTGGAAGCGTACCCCGAAGGATTTCATTGAGCAGATGAAGGAGTATTGCCCGAAGTGCGGATGCGCCTTCCCGCTCAAGCGCCGGTCGAGCCTGGAGGGAGCGGACGATATATCCCCTAAAAACCTGGAGCGCCTGAAGGGAAAGAGCAAAAAGATCGATTCCGGAAAGTACGTCCTGACCGATCTCAAGTGTTTCAGGGAACCAGGGCAGATGGCGGCCTACAAGGATCAGGATTACCGGGACCGGACAGCGGCCCGGTACGGGATTTTCATGATCCTGAATGAAAAGGGATTCCTCTCTCCGCATCTAATGAAAACTTTTGACCCGAAAAAAGAGATGAAGTCGCTTTTCCAGCAATACAAAGAGGCGTATGGCGAATAACACCTACACCACTTCTGGAGCAGGGACCTGGACCTGTCCGGCCAACGTCACCACGGCCAAGATCGAAGTCTGGGCTGCCGGCGCTGGAGGATCGAATCGAGGAGCTAACGGTGTATGTGGTGGTGGTGGTGGAGGTGCGTTTGCTGCACTAAATGACTATCCTGTTATCCCAACAACAGTATACAGTTTTAGCGTTGGAGCTCGTGGTTCACAAAGCGGTGGGACAGGTGGAAATAGCTGGTTCAACGATGCTGGGAATACTATAGTTTGTCAGGCTGAAGGCGGCAGAGGGCCGGGTTCTAACAATGTAACCGGCGCGAATGGCGGAGCAGTCGCGAATTGCACCGGAGATGTGAAATATGCCGGAGGCAAAGGAGCAAACGGAGTTGCCGGAACCTACGCCGGAGGCGGTGGAGCTGCGGCCGGAAATGCTGCCAACGGAAACGGGGCGATAGGCTACAATGGCGGCGTAGGCGGAGGCGGCGGCGGCGCCGGAGGCAATGGCAGAAATACTGCCAACGGAGTCGGGATTGCAGGATCCGCTCCCGGCGGCGGCGGCGGCGGTGCCTGGAAGAACAGCACGACCGCAAGGCTCGGAGGGTACGGTGCAAATGGCCAGATCATCATCACCTACTTCCCTTCGAACAACATCGCGGCAAACAACACGGTCCACGCAACCCTGGCGGATAACGTCACGGTCGTCGTTTCGAAGCCCATCGTACTTTCCGCCAGCAACAACATCGCGGCAGGCGGGAACAATAATACCACGGCGCAGCTCACCGCTCCGGCCAACAAGACGAGCGGGAACAACTTCGTGGCAGGCAAGATCTCGGATGACACGAACCCACTACCGTCCATCGACATTTCCGCCAACAACTACACGGAAATAGAGTTCTGCATCAAGGCTGATTCAACCAAGGGCGCGGCGAACAACCAGGTCTACAACCTGCGCCTGACCGCGAACGGGGTGGCGTTCAATAACTACACGGCGAATGCCACCTGGACCATCGGAGTCGGCGGCGGGGCGACCCAGATAAACGCCAACAACACGGTCCACGCAACCCTGGCCGATGCCGGCGTGCTCCTCCAGACTCACCTGATCGCTGCGAATGATACGGTCCATACAGCCCCGACCGATGCGGCAGTAGTCCTTCAGACGCATCTCATCGTCACGGCAGACACAGTCCACGCGACCCTGGCAGATCAGACAACGGCGATTGCAACCAGCGTGATTGCCGCAGCCGATGGGACGCACGCCACTCTCGCGGACGGGGCGACTCTCCTCCAGACCCAGATTGTCGTTCCTGCGGATTGCGCCCATGCGACGCTCTCCGATGCGGCGGCCCTGCTTCAGACGCACGTAATCGCTCCGGTTGATTGCGTCCACGCGACCCTGTCGGACGAAGTGACCGTAGTCGTCACGAGCAGCGTTACGATCACGGCCGCCGATTGCGTTCATACCCAGCCCACTGATCCCGCTTCGATTCTTCAAACGCATATCATCGCCGGAGCGGATGCCACTCACGCGACCCTAGCCGATGAGGCCACCATCACCGCAGCCGTGATAATCACGCCTGCCGACTGCGTTCATGCACAGACCGCTGACGCTCCTTCGATCCTCCAGACGAACTTATTGACTCCTGCCAGTACGTTCCATGCAGAGAATGTCCTTCCATGTCCTAGAAATCTTCTTGATGGTGGCAACTGGTTCGGAGTTGATCTAACTCCTGTCCAAAATCAAGTTGGATACGATCTTGCCTCTAATATGGCGTGGACAGTGGAGGATGATGGTAATACTCAGGAAGAACTGCATATGCAGTGCCTGATATCGGACGGAGTGGATACACGAACAACCGTAGCCTTCTATCTTAAAAAGGATAGCGATGAATCTAGGTTCCCTGATTTCTTGCTTAATATATATGGCAATGAACCTGGAAAAACAATCTTCTTTAGAGTCAACACTAAAACTGGTGCTTCCAAGCATGTTGCAGGACCCATGGCAGGTTGTACTGCTGGAGTTGAAAGCTATGATTCAGCTTGGTGGCGTGTCTGGATGACTATTGATGGTGGAGCACTTACGGGTAGATATGCGTATCTTGTTTTAATTCCTGCAGCTGTTTCTAATTGGGCTGATACATGGGGTTTGGGGACTGAAGTTGGCAGTATTGTCGTAGATGAATTTCAGATCTTCCGAGGACCTCTTAACGATGACTTTGCTACATTTGAGCAGATTCACATTCTGATCGCAGAAGAAGCGATCCATCTTCAGTCGCTCGATATCGCTTCGATTCTCCAGACTCACCTGATCGCGGCTGATGACAATGCTCACGCCCAGCTCGCTGACCAGGCCGAAGTAGATATCATCGTCACTCCTATGGAAATAACGCCCGACGCCTGTGTTCATGGCGGAGCAGCAGTAACGCGGCGCTATGGGTTGTACGTTGACGTAGACGCTAAAATGTATCTCAATATCAAGAACAACCTTTTGCTTTCTCTGGATGACTGATGAGCGGACCGATTGAAGACATTCCCGTGCACGTATGCCGCGCAAGCAAGTGTGGAAAGATCGCGCCGTATATCCGGACCTTGTGGCTGGCTGATCCGGCGATGAGAGATGACACGGACATTTGCCCCCGCTGCGGATCACGCTTGAGGCCGTTCGAAGAAAACGTGGACACGGACGCAGGAGAATAGGTTGGAAATAAAGGACACCATTGAGATGCTGAAGGTTGCGGCCGCTCAGATAGAAATTATGGCAAAAGTGCTTGAGCTAGAACGATCATTGGATACGAAAAAATCGAAAGGTGAGCAATGGACGCAATCCAAGAACAGGGTTTAGGTGAGATGGTCTGGGATATGTTCTGCAAGAAGGAACCTATCGCGTCCATTGTGTTCACTCTGAAGCAGTGCGGCCACAAAACTTCCTACGCACAGGTTGCCAGGTTTGTCAAAAACAGGGTGCGGGAAATGTCGGATGAAAGCCATGCTCCATCCGATAAAGAGCCGGAGAGCAAGCGCACCCTGGACCTGATCACAAGCGTTTCACTCAAGAACGCTTGCATGAAGGGCACGTCAAGAGCCAAGGCTTTGGCCTATGTGCCGGCGTTCAGGGAGAAATTCGTAAAAGAATGGGCAACAGCGCTTTATGACCGGATGGACGATCTCAAGGAACTCGACAAGCTCGCCGTCGAAATTCTCCTCCAGTGCTTCAGATGGGTGTCTGCCGATATCGATTGGATGAAAGTCCAAAGACAGGAAAGGGAAGTTGCCCTGAAAGCCGTTGAAACCAAGTTGAAGTTTTCCAAAGAACTGAAATCGCAAACAGGAACAAGGATCGTAGTAAACCAAAAGCCTGATGGAGATGGAGAGGGCAAGGACCGGAAGGTCCTTTTATTCAAGGTGAAAAAAGATGCCTGATTTCATTTACAACAGAGCGTCGTATCATGTTGCCAACGGGAACGTAGACCTTGACTCCCATGAGTTGAAAGCCATGCTCCTCAATTCCGGGTATGTCCCTGACGCGGCCCACAACCGGATCGCTGATGTGGTGGCGAACGAAATATCCGGAACCGGATATACCGCTGGAGGCCTTACCCTGTCTGGAGTTTCCCTCACGGAATCGTCAGGGACTACAACACTCGATGCGACTGATCCCCAATGGACTGGAGCTTCTTTCACCACACGGTACATGGTCGTGTACGACTTCACGGCGAATTATCTCCTGGCCTGCTTCGATTTCGGGTCCAATAAGACGGCCGCTGGAGGCACCTTCACTTACGAGTTCAACGCCCTTGGGATCATGAGGTTCACCAAGACATGATAGACGACCTCCAATTCGATTTAAGCCCGACACAGTACCAATTCGCCGTATCGGACGCTCATATCTGTATGCTGGTCGGCCCGATGGGAGAAGGTAAAACCTTCGCCGGGACTGTCGCCCTGATCGTTCACGCAGCTCGATGCGGGATCCCAATATTCGGAGCGCTCATCAGGGACACGCACACCAACATTCGCAAAAGCACGGCCAAGGACATGAAAGCGTATCTCGGAGAACACATCCAGTTCCGAGACCAGGAGCGAGAAGCCACCATAAAAACCGATCCCCCTGTTCACCTTGACTTGTTCGGCATTGACGATCAAGCCTCTCTCAGTAAACTTCAAGGCCCACAGTACTCCATCATCTGGCTGGAGGAACCGGCACCGATCTACGAGAGGGCGAACGCAGGACTTCCAAAGGAAGTGTTCATGATGGCTATTGCCAGGGCGGCGCGGCAGACCGGCACGAAGATGAGGGTGCAGATCACACAGAACCCAGCAGACGAAAATCACTGGACCGCCAAAGTCGCAGAAGAACCGGACGAGTATCTTACGGCAGAGGATGGAACGGTTATCTATAAAAAGTTGTTCAGAATACCAAGAGGTGAAAACACCCACTTAAGCCCAATAGCCAGGGCGGCCAATATGGCAGCCTTCAAGGATGACCCTGGAAAATGGTCACGGTATGTTGAAGGGGTAGAAGCGGCCGTTTCCATGGGAAAAAAGGTGACCACCTCATACAACCCAAGAATTCATTTTTCAGACAAAATCCTCCCGGTCCTTAAGGGCGAGGCTTTGATGTTTTGGGACGGATGGATGAATCCGACTTGCATCCTTGCACAGTATCGGCAGGTGGGAAATCTCGGAGAAGCCAGACAACTCGTGATCCACGATGTTTTGTACGACGAAGGTATCGGGACGAAGGAACTCATCCGAGAACAAGTCAAGCCGATGATGGCGAGTCCTAAGTGGAAAAACAAGGTTAGTCCTGAGGGATGGCGAGCCATTCTGGATCCCTCTATGGCGACCTCAGACCAGTCAAGCTCCAGGTCCTCCGCAAGAAGGGAAATCGAGAATAGTTTCGCGTGCCGGTGCGAACTCGGGCCAGACCGCTGGGAAGTCAGGAGGGAAACGGTCAATGAGCCGTTCAAGACCCTTATCGCCGATGGGATTCCAACGGTTATCCTGTCAAGAACCGCTGTCCGGTTGCATAGAGCCTTAAAAGGCGGTTGGCATTACAAGACCGATAATAACGGGAACGTGATAGGAAACAAGCCTGTCCAGACCGACGAGCACTCTCATCCCGGCAATGCCTGGAGCTATGGAGCAGCCATTTTATTCCCATACAATCCCATCCAGCGGATAAAGAACCAGGACAAAGAGAACCGCGCAAGAAGGGTTCTGAGCTATGGTGGGCAGCATTGGAGACAAAAGCCGTCCGGTATCTATGCGCCGGATCGCCAATCGGGGGTAGTGATTCTCCCTGGTAAAAATATCGCAAAGAACAAGTGATTCTAAGTAGGGGGCACGATCATGCCAGCAACCAGCAAAGCAATGAGACGCGCAGCGGCGATTGCGGAGCACCATCCCGAGGAGCTTTATAGAAGAAACGAAAGCCTTCTCAATATGAGCAAGGGAGAGCTGCACAAGTTCGCTTCGACGCCGGAGAAAGGATTGCCGGAAAAGAGTTCAAAGACGAGCCTCAGAAGCATTTACAAGAGGGGGAAAGCGAGAAAGTCCGCATGAAATATGGCAAAAGGTATTGGGAGCTGAAAACCCCTAATCCGTTCGCAGAGGGTGGAGCCGAGGAAATATTCAAGTGTACGAAATGCGGTGGGGAAACATTTCCAGAGACCGGGTGGAACGGGGAACCGAAACCCCATGTTTGCTCAAAGGACTGTCAAATGGACCATGGAGATGCTTCGACTGCCGTAAGCCGTCAGTTCATCGAGAACCTTGCAGCGATAAATTGGGCTGGTCACGAAATCAAACCGAAAGAAGTCCGAAGGAAGGGATCTAAAACGGTTTACGTGTTTTAGGAGGAAACGACAATGGTTGGAGATGCCGCCAGAAAACAAGTGGAATATCTTGCGAAGCGCAAAAGCGAGATGGACAGGGCAATTGATAGTGATCTTCCTCCAGGCATGGATGTTAAAGAGCTTGAGGAAAGGACAGCCGCCGCTCAAGCGTATGCCGGTGAAAACGAAAAGCACTTTGTAGACTACTGTCAGGACTGTATAGACAGCAGCCGAAAGGCCCACGAGGAGATCAGGACAACCTGGGCCGCAGCTTATGACACATTCAAGGAGAGGGAGCCAGCGAATTACGGAAACAAAGAGGAATGGCAATCTCGAATTGTCCTCCCGCGACCTTTCCAGACTGTCATGTACGGGGCTTCTGCCGTTAAAAAGGCCTTCAACCCGAACTTTCTGAAGATCGAGAACAAGAGAACTCCTGAAGCAGCAGAATTCTGGCAAAGAATAGCGGCTGTGGCCTTTGACAGCGCTCACGCGAATTTTCCAGTCCAATTCACAGATGCCACTGTAATGGCTCTGGCGGTTGGGATGAGCGAGGAAATGATTCCGAGGTGGATTCCTGGGAAAGGGCTAGAAATCGCCCTTGTCGAACCATGGAAGATCCACCGGGACCTGGACACAGGGCCGAGGGATCCTCAGTCGGGAATGTTTTGGATCCACCAGGAATGGCTCGATTACTGGCTTTTGAAAAGAGGGGAACAGGACGGCCGGTATGAAAACGTAGACCGGGCGAAGGATGTTTCCTCTGAACTACCAGACGATCCTTTCATGACGAGAGAGGCCGTTGCTGACAGGAAAGATCAAATCTGGAATATCGGTGATTCTAAATTCAGAAGTCTGATTTTGACCTCTGAGTTTTTCGGGATTGTTCTGGCGCCGGGTGGTGAAATGCTTCTTCCAAACGCCACCTTCACTATTTCGGGCGGAAGGGTGATATCGAAACCGAAACCGGCCCCTTACGGCTTCCTGCGGTGGCCGGGCGTTAGCTACTCTCCTTTGCCTGATATTCTCAGGCATGGCGGGAGAGGACTCCTCCAGGGGGTGATCAGCGTTTGGAACGCAATGAATACCGTTATGTGCCTTCACATGGACAACCTGATATGGGTGGTGAACCCGATGACGGAGATAAACACCGATCGCCTGGTGGATCCACACGATGCGGCAACATGGCCAGGTAAGGAATTCCAGACAAGAGAAGGAGCGCACGGTGAGCCCTCAGTGAGGTCGGTCGAAAGAAATTCAAGGACAAATGAGGTCATTGCAAACATTCAGTTCCTGGATCAGTCCTACTATCGGGGGTCCTTCGTGCCCGAGAATGTCCAGGGGCTCCCTGGATGGAGGCAGGACATGACTTTCAGGGAAGCATCCATGAATTTGAACCAAAGCATGAGCGTGTATGCGTTGCTCGGAGAAAATCTAGAACTTGGAGCTAAACAAGCTTCCATGGCTTGTCTTGACGTTGTCAGGTCGTTTGCCACTTGGGATGATTACAGCCGGATGCTTACCGCTGAGGAGCTTGAAAGGTTCAAGGGATCGCTCGGATTTGGCCCGAGTCCTGACAATGAGCTTGGGGTACAGGGGGTTCCTCCAATAGCAGGGGAACTGAGCATCTCCGGTATAGAGGCACTCTTGAAAGAGAACGAGGCCATGGAAGTCATCAGGAATGTCTTGGTTCCCCTCTCCCAAAACCCACGGTTTGGCCGGTATATCAAGGCGTACCCGATCCTTTCTGCAATCGAGAAGCGGACGGCAATTAAAGACGAAAACATGATTGCCACTCCTACCGAGGCACAGCAGATAGACCAGATGGAGTCAAAGGCTCTTGCTGCCGCACAGGAGAGACAAGCGAAAGCCGTTGACCTCTCGGAGGCCTTGGGAATTGCCGATTTGATGAAAAAGCTTTCCGAAGTGGAAAAGCTCGGCAAAGAAAACATGAAAATGATGCAGGAGACAAAGGCCATGATAGACGCAGGCAGGGGTGGACTTTTGGCCCCTCCTGGGCGTGGTTCTCAGGAGGGCGGTAAAAAATCCTTGCAAAACGGCGAATAATGTGGACTTAGGTGGTTTATGGAAAAAGGTCATCCGGTTGATATCGTTACAGGGAAGCCACGGAAAGATGAGCAGTCTGAAGGAGAACAAGCAAAAGACCTTGAACTCCAGGCGAAGGCTCGTTTCGCCGGTATCGCAGAAACCACAGCTGGAATGTTGCTTCTCCAGGAGGTCGAGGCGTGCTTGATCCGAAGGGTAGTGCAGCTGATGGCAGAAAACGACGAGTGCAAAGCCTACGTCAACCTGTTGACCACGTTGGGCTACAAGCAAGATGCCGGGAGGAAGGCAGTTGAGCAGTTAACAAAACGATTAAAACTACAGTAAAGGGGGATTTATGCCGGAAAGCTCTCAGGAGCAGCTTGACAGTCTGGATCAGATCATTGATGCCGATGTAGAGGACAGAAAGAAGGAACTGGCAGCTTCATTCGATGATGAAGCCGCAATAAAGAACCTTCCCGCGGAGGCTGAAAAATCTGAAACGGAAAAGGTAGCAGCCAAAGAGACGCCAGGGGACCAAAAACCTGCGGAGAAGGTACTCCCTGATGGCAAAACTGACGAAAAGTATGCAGGTCTGCAAAGAACGATTGCCAAGAAGGACACCGAGATATCCGACCTCAAAACGAAGCTCACAGAAAGAGAGCAGGGCGAACAGAGGAAGGCGAAGCTCAAGGAAGTTGACGGCCTATTTGATAAGTACTTGGTAGATCGTGCCTTGGTGACCATGAAACAGATCGGAGAAGTAGCCGAAGACGATCCGGCTTACGACACAAAAGTCGCCGGCATACGCGCCAGGGAGCTTGCCGATATCCGTAGATGGGAAAGGGATCATCCCGATGTTTTTGGGAACTTCGTGGAGAAAAAGGAAGTCCAGCCACCTGTTGAAAAGCCAGATGAAAAAATCGCTGTTGAAACCGCAGAGGAAAAAGAAGGTCTGGTGAGTTTTTGCAAGCAAACGCTTGTGGCGGCTGGATATGAGGCCAACGATCCGGTGTTCGGTTTTTTTGCAAGCCGCGCCCCCGAAAAGGATGAAAAAGGCGGCAGCGAATTAACTTTCGAGCAACAGGTCGAATGGGCACTCGGAAAAACCAAAGACCATTACGCTTCCGTAAAACAGAAATTTTCCGTGGAGGCAGGCGTCAAACGGCAAGCCCAAAATATCCCGTTGGGCAAAGGTACTGTGACAACTCCAGTCAAAACTGGCGTCGAGTCAGATAGGCCGGTCACCATTGACGATGCTTTACAGGAAGTTCGCCGGGAGCGCACCTTGTAAGGAGGGTGTTCCATGGGTGCTACTTTTACTTGGACTTATGACGCCACGAGTGGCGTTTACAAAAATCATCAGCTCTCTGGCCAGCTTCTGAAGGTGGCAGCACGCGAATGGAAGTTCGTGCAGTTCACCGAGAAGGAGAAGGCCTTCGGAGCCCACAAGGGTGAGAGCATCACTCTTGTCTATTACAAACCTCTTTCCGACCCCACCACCTCTCAACTGACGGAAGATATCCGGATCCCCATCGATCAACTGACCATGGGGAAACAGACCATCACGATCAAGGAATGGGGGCGTGGCGTTGAGTTCACCTCCCTGGCCGATGACCTCTCCACGTTCTCTCCGCGAGATGGCGCCCAAAAGGGCCTTGTCGACCAGATGAAGCAAGCCATGGACGTGGCCGCTTCAGATCAGTTCATGGGAACTGACGCGAAAGTCTGTTTCATCCCGACCTCCCTCACGGGCGGCACCTGGGACACGGATGGAACCCCGTCGACCACAGCAACGGTCAACATCACCAAAAACCACATCTCCGCGATCCGCGACTACATGGCCAAAGACCTCCACATTCCTTTCTACTCAGGGGATACCTGGGTGGGCCTCCTTTCCACGAAGGCCCTGAGAGGGCTGAAGGACGATAAGGTTCTGGAGTCCTGGAATATGTACCTCCAGAAGGGTGACTTCCTTTACAGGGGCGAAGTGGGGATGGTGGAGAATGTCCGCTTCGTTGAAGTCACGAACGATGCGGCCCTGTCCAACTCCATAGGCTCCGGAAACATTCTCGGAGAAGGGGTCATCTTCGGAGAAGACGCGGTAGCCAGGATCGAGGTGGAATTCCCTCACCTCAGGGCGGACATGAACTATCAAGGGGATTTCGGGAGACGCAAGGCTGTCGCCTGGTACGGGACAGTCGCTTTCGGAGTCAAATTCCCGACCGCAACTGATCGGGAAGCAAGAATCGTCAAGATCGTCTCCCAATAAGACGATGATGACGTAGCCTAAGGAGGAGGTAAATAGGCCATGTTGAGACATGCTGAACCGAATGCTTTACAGTTTTGGTACTTCGGCACTGCCGCATCGTGCGTGAACGGGAGCATCAACCTTGCAACCTATGCAGCGGGCGATCTCGGTAGTTTTTCGGCTCCATACAAATGCGAGGTCGTTGAGGCCATGGCTTTGGTCAAGGTCGCTTTCGTGGGTGCTTCGATCTCCAGTGCGAAGATCAAGATGGACAAAAGGGTAAACTGCGGTTCGGACACCAACCGCGGTGACGGCGATGTTGCCGAAATAAACTTTGGCTACACGGGCGCTTCATTACAGGGCGCGTGCGTGTACGACCTTGCTGGCCAAGGTGTCATGCTTGAACCCGGCCAGGAGGTCGTTGTCGAAAATATGTACAACGGTGCGGGTATCACCGCTGGCGGTATCTGGCCCATGCTCGCCGTCAGGGTTATGCCCGAGGTAAGGGCCAACCTGTCCCGAATGAAAGAGACGACTTAAACCCTTTTCCAGCAAGTGAGGAGTGATCCATGGCTGATTTAACCGCTAGCAATGTGACGGTCACTCTGGGGCAACGCAACATAGAGCATCGTCCAGGAATGCTGAGAAGGGTTTTCCCAGACTTGACTTTCGGTAATGGTGCCCTGACGTATCCGGCTGGTGGGATCCCGCTACCCGCCAAAGAGCAGTTTGGCTTTCTCAAGCAAATTGTATACGGGGTAGCTGAACCGGCGATTGACGCTTATGTGTACAAGTTTGATCGAACGAACCATAAGCTCCTGATCTACCGGGGCGGATCGCCAACGGCCCCCCCAACTCTGACAGCTTTGGTGGAAATCACCGGGGTGGCTATTGCGTCCACAGTCGTAAGGATGCAATTCGTCGGGGAGTAACAAGAACCCTGAGAACTAGATTGGAGGGCAGGCTTATACTGCCCTCCAATCCGAATTGGAGGTTGTATGCAACTCCTGTACGTACAGGAAAAAGACGGATTCGATGAACAAGGCAAGCTGAAGAAAAAAGAAAAGAAGATTTTTGTCGTCAGGTCGTGGAGCGACTCCAGCGGTGCAGCGATCTACCTGCACGGAAATGGTATCTACGGGTACAAAGACGGTTCCCCAATCAGAAAGCCTGAGGAGTTCAACATCATAGGAAACGATCTTCAAAGGGATCAAGCTCTCGGCTGGTGGGAAAGAAAGGGGAAAAAGTTCTCGGAAGAATACTGGAGCAAAAAGAAGGAGGCCGAAAGGACGGCCCTTCTTTCGAGTTCTCCGGATGCCGTAAATGTCGGAATGAATACGCTTGACGCAGCCCTCTACGCGCGACGACCAGCGGCAAAAAGGGCGAATAGCCTGTTCAGCGAGCCCATGCATTGGTGGGAATTTGGTTGGACCCTCCGACCTCCTTGGTGGGGATATCTTGTGAAAGCTGAAGATGCCAACTGGTATTACCGTTTGGCCAATCCCGAAACGGTCGGCCTCAAAGCAGAATCGGTAAAACCAGAAGCAGAATCTGGGGGCGACTCCACGGAGTGATTGATCCTGAGAGCCGCCTAAAAGGGGCGGTTCAATGGCAGGTCCTATCGTAGATATCCCGGTCCACGTTTGCCGCGTGCGCAGGTGTCGGACTATTTGGTTAGCAGATCCTAACATTTGGGAGAACGTGGAAGTTTGCCCCAAGTGTGGAGGAATCGGGACCCACCTAACTGACCATGACTTTGACATATCCGGCAAAGGATTGGACTCCGATGGGTATACCCCACCTCCTCTAATTCCCACCCGCATCAGATTTGTAACAATCGAACAACCGAATTGCTTGGAACTTAATTTAGAAATCCTACCCGGAGAAGTGGACGAAGGTGGAATCGCGAGTTTCTGGGGAGAGACATTCTCCGGTTGCCCGACATAGATTATGGCAGAACATATCAACAACAACAAGTTTATGAACCCAAGCCAGGTGTACGACTGTGACGCCGGTAGCGGTCTCCGTGCTGCCGTTAATACTCCTGGAATAGCTTACCACCGATGCCAGCTATCTGGCCAATTCGAGATAGAGGTTCGCGTGGACTATGACGGTACACCAACCGAGAGGCTTTTCTTTTATTTGTGCAAAGCCGAAGACGGAACCAAGCTGAAAACGTTCCTACATGATTACGTCCCGATGCCTACCTGGGTAGAATATTCAGATCCGTCTTATTGGACTAACGCGATCAATGTGACGTGGGAAGGAAGTTTTTGGCGGACGGCTTTCAACACAATAGGCAGTCTCGATGTAAATGGAACATGGGCCACAGGCAAGCGGTGGGAAGACATCAGGGTTCAACTTCAGAATCCTGATGAATACTTCGGGTTCGGTCCCGTATATGACACCAATTCGGACGACATTGCTCCCGCCAGCGAACCCACCACCTACTACTGTTACGAAGAAAGAGCCTTGATCTGGGGAAGCTATGACCTATTTCAAATGAATTGGGATGCACGGTACGGAGCCGGCGTTGATTTTAAGATTTTTTTCAATGAGGGTGTGGCCTGGGCACCCGCAGAACTGGTCTGGGTCGAGCGTACCACAGATGCATTTTGGACTCCTTGGGGCGATGATGGTTGTTATGATGATTCATATTATGATTCTGAGGGATGGCATCAAGATGGGGATTGCTCGGCTGACCATGGCTGGTGGCTTGACGTTCTAGGATCATGGGCTACCGGATACCGTCCAAAACAAATCAGGTTGACTTGTGATGCCGCGTTCATGACAGAGATCAGGCTTTATGACGCGGATGACAACATAAGGCAAAGTTGGGTAGGAAGCGCATGCGCAACGAAAACCTTGGACATTTGCTTCTACCAAAACAAAGACATTGCCAGTGTGCTAATTAATGGGGATTGGACCGTTGCCCCGTGTCACCTTACGAAAATAGAATTCGGTGATGCACGCATAGATGAATCAGGCGAAGATGCACCTTACGTGGTCGATGGATTCGGGTTCCGATACATGGGCTCGTCACTCGACAAATATCCATTTTACTGGAAGATCACCAGAAACGCTGCAAACCTGATCCAATGCTATTACAAGGAGGGGGGAGCAGGGGCTTGGCAGAATTGCCCAGAATCATTCACTGATGCGGACATCTTATGCCTTGGATTTGAGCCGAACAACCAGAGCAATTTTAGAGTCACGAAGATCCAACTGGACTACTATGCCATGTCTCAATGGGTTTCCTATCTGACTGATAATTTCTGGTCTCTCGTTACGGGAACGTGGACAGGTACAGGCTGGGCTCCGTCTGTCGGGATCATCAGGATCGACCGGAAGGGAACAGTGTTTCCCTGGTATCAACTCTTTAGACCAACAAAATTAAAGGTAACCTTTACAGGGGGTGGAACTGTAAATCTGACCCTGTATGATTTTACCAGCCATGTCCTCTACCAAAATGCTTCTTATGCAAGCGGGACAGAGGTCACCTTGAGCTGGCTCAGTGATGACCTTTATTATCTCTATATCACAGGATCTCCAACAGAAGTCACAAACATAGAATTCTACTGCGAAGGGGTATCCTAATGGACGGAAAAAAACTTACTCGATTGGTGTTGGACGCTCTGGATGAACTCCAGGTAGAGAATAACTTTGCGTCTCAGCGCAAGATATACGAAAACCTGGAGTGGGCAGCCATGTTGTTCCTGCGGGAAACCCGAGCTTTTCGTAAGACCATGACCATCGCAACGGTTATCGGGCAACAAATCTATGACCTGACTCCCGATTTCATATCCCTTTACATGAAGAACCCACAACAGAGATTTTTCATTAAGTACTCTGATGGGACAAACGACTCGTTCCCGACTGAAACCTCTTATGAGAAAATCTATAAACAGAACGTAGCAGATCAGAAGACAATCCCAAATCGCTTTGCCTTGCGCGTGAAAGAAACCCTGGGCAATCCTCAAGTGGTGATAGCTGAAGCTGACGGCGCAAAAAGTGGAGGACAATGTCAACTGGAGTCATCTCCGCTGAACTCTGCCCTAATCAAGCCCAGAGACATTGTTCACAACTTGACCGACAATTCGGATGGTTTCGTTCTTCAGATCAACACAGCTACGAAAGTCACCGTTGCTCTGTTTGATGGGACGAATGACGATGTTTCGAGTTTAGACGATTTGGTACTCGTACCGTCTGCCAGACAACAGATCGTACTGGATGCCCCGAGCGCCGTGGGTGACCACACAATCTCGATTCCCTACGTCGCCCTGCCGAGCCCGGTTTTCTCTGAGTATTCGCAATGGGAACTTGAAGCGAAGGCTTGCAGGGCGATTGCCTGGGGCGCAGCCTCTCTTTTCAAGATGCCTCAAAATCAGTTCGGTGAAGCTCAAGCAATCGGTGGATTTTTTGCTGATGAGATCAGACGATATCGAAACGAGATGGCGACTCAGGCCCTTCACCAGAGAAGGTATCGGAGTGCTTACTGATGGCTACTGGAGACAGAAAAACTGAAGTAAAGCAGTACTCCTTCGAAGGCGAATGGATCCCCTCCATAGACCCATTGAAGATAGGGGACGTTAATTTTGCCACCATGGAAAATTTGCGATACTCGGACGCCGGGATCGAGGGAGTCCTTGGGTACTCCAAGATCAACAGCGCGACGATCATGGACCCGAGCTTTTTCAAAGGCAGGGCAGGAATTTTCCTTCCAAATCCGTACTCCGGCCAATCAAGGGTGCTCGTTCAAGCCAAAAACACTGGCCTGAGTGCCGGGGTAATATTGGAAAACAAAACCGCGATTCCCAGCACCGGCAGCTTCGAAACAACCGATGTTTACACGGAAGCCGCAAATGCCGCCCAAGGCAGGTTCGGTCCTGGCCCGATATCGCATGCGGTCTACATGAACGGGAAGGAGACGTGCATCTTCGGTGGCAACGAGGCCAGAGTAAGGAATTTCAAGTCATACGATCCGGCCGGGACGTTCCGCTACGACTACACCGAAGTCGTACAGAATATCCTGGATGATGCTTCGAACGTGGCCACCATTATCGGCTGTGAGGAGAACTATGACTCATACGACAAACTGATTCTCAAGCTGAACAACAACGTGACCGACGAAAAAGGTCACACGGTTACTCAATCCGGCACGTTGTCATACTCCAGCTCCATAAAAAAGTTCGGAACATACGCCGCGGATTTTGACGGAACGGACGATTACGTCATTGCTGCGCACCACGCCGATTGGGACGTTTCTGGGGGAACCTGGTGTTTCGACGGTTGGATCAGGCTGAAAAACCTGCCCGGCACAGGCAAGAAATTCTTCATTTTCTATCAACAGACCGATGCGACCAATTACATCTCTTTCGAGATACTGGAGACCGGAGCTCTCCATTTTATAATCTCCGCGGCTGGAGCAGTAGTGGAGATGACTACCAGGGCGGGGATCATTGACTCTGGGCGCTGGTATCATGTGGCCGTATGCGAAAGCGGAGATAATTGGTGGATTTTCCTTAATGGGCAACAGGAATTTTACCTGAATGACAATTCCAGGGCGGCAGACTATACGGGCTCCCTGCTATTCGGGTACGATGGGGCATCCGGAGCCGGATACTACTTCAAGGGGTACATGGACTCCATCCGTTTCTGCAGCGGATCTGCCCGGCACACAGCCAATTTCGAACCCCCAGGCCTTGGGTACGAGTATGACTCGGACAAGACCTATATGCTCGTTGGATCCAACAGGCCACTCAAGGCTATCAAGCCTTACGTCAAGAACGCGAACACCGTAGCGGGAACAATGTTCGTATTCTATTGGGATGGGACGGATTGGGTGGAAGTTTCCAGCTTGGTTGATAACACGGCATCCGCTGGTTGCCCTCTTGCGACAACCGGATCGGTCACATTTTCCTCAACAGTAGCGGCAGCAAAACCAAAGCTCATAGATTCGGTTTTGCTCTACTGGTACAAGATTGTCCTCACCTGTTCCGTCCAGGGGGCAGGATCAACGCCGGTTACCCTCTACCATGTGACCGTGGATCCACCTTTCCAGAAAATACTGGACCTGTGGGATGGAGTTTTCAGAACCTGCATTAAATTCCTGTTGAAGGGGACAACGACCTACGAGGATTTCACCACGAACGTGGCAGAGGAGGATTACGAGCTTGCCAACAGCGCCACGTATGCAACGTTATCCGCCCTTGCATCATCCGGCTACTACGTTCTCGGCTTCGAAGAACCAATGACAAGCGTCATCATTAGCCTGGTCGAAGGGAACATAAACACAACAGCCAATACAATCCTGTCAGTATCGTACTGGAACGGAACGGCCTGGGTGCTTTTGAAGGACTTGGTTGACGGCACATTTTACAACAACGCAAGCCACGCAAAAAGCGGAACAATTTCCTGGACTCCTCCTGGTTTCAATACTGAGTTCAAGACGACCATCAGCAATGAGCTCCCACTTTACTATTACAAGTTCCAGTTCACCCAAAATCTCAGCGCCACTGTTTACCTGGATTACCTTGGCGGGATCCCCGCACAAAAGAACATCCATAGGGCCTATCGGTTTCCATTCACCCTAAACGACAGAATCTTTTTGGCAAACTCGATAGACACGAAGGAAGGGAACAGGGTTGACTATTTTGAGCGCAACACAACTGACGTGATGAACGGAGAAGATTCGAGCAACGGGTATGCGGGGCCTATCTATTTCGGGGGAGCTGAAGATTTAACGGCTGGAGTCGCCCTCTATAACCGGATCGGATCGCAGATTTACAATGTTGGGATCTTTACCAAAAAATCGCAAACCTACGTTCTCAACGGCACGGGGCCGGAAGATTGGAAGATTTACACGGTAAGCGAAACTCTGGGTTGTCCCGCCCCGATGACTATTGATAGTGCGGAGGTGGGATTCTCGGTAGGTGGAATGGCTGAAGAAGCAAAACGCAACATAGCCATGTGGCTCACGTATAGCGGTCCGGTGCTCTTTGACGTTGCGGTTCCGATACCTGCCTGGAGGAAGATCAGAAACTTTTTTGACAAGACCAAGAGCGAGTGCATCAACTTCGACAAAATTGACCTCTCGATAGGATGGTTTGATCCGGAGTATTCGGAGTACAACCTGCTTTTCCCATCCGGATCGACCCAGCAAACAATCAACAAATGGCTGGTTCTGGATCTTGTCAGGTTCAGATGGTTTGAAAAAAAGCCATCGGCTTATCCGCAAGCGGCGTTCAGAGTCGTAGACCAGTACGGCAATTTCTACGTCTACGGGCTGTTTGATGATGGGTACATGAGAAGGTTGGAGTATGGACCAGCTTGGGACTCCGATGGAATCCAGCAACGGCTAATCACATCTGACCAACTTCCATCCAAAACCGTATGGGAAGTGACGAAAATAATGAAGCTGAAGCTGATACTCGGGACCATCGCAGAGCCAATTATCACAAACGTTTTTCATTTCATAGACGGAGAAACAACGGGGCAGACTGTCTTGACGACAACTCCAGTTCTGTCAGGAAAGAGGCACAAGAGGGATAAGGTGTCTCTGGCTGGAGAGGGAAAAGGATGGAGCCATCAGTTTGAGTTTAAGGCTTCTAGTTCGACTACGCGCAAAGGTGTGCCGTGGTTGGCATGGAGTTATCAATGGCAACTGGAAAGGGAGGATTGATTATGCGAGTGAGGAAAAATGGTATCACGGTAATTGGAGTTCTTTTGATGGTGTGGATCGCAGCCATGCTGCAAGGCTGCCCAGCGACCACGGGCACGGTTCCAACCCATTTGCTCGTTTACGAGCAGGCTCAAACGGCTTACTTGAATGCATGGTCATCTTATCATGCGGTGTGGAGTGCTTTGCCAGAAGCCGATGCAAGGAAAGCACAGTGGGTGAAAGACTACCATCCGAAATTTCTAATGGCCGCGACCGCCTTGGTCGCTTGGAACAATAACCCTGGAAGCCAATCTGATTCTAGGGCCGCCAATGCGGCTATAGACCAGATTACGGCCATCCTGTTGCAGCTTGCAATTCCAACAAAGGGAGGTAAGTAATATGGACCCGGTTCTCGCTATCGGATTGGCAAACATCGTGGCGAAGCTCGTTATGCAATACCTGGAACGAAACCCAAACGCCACAGAGGAAGAAGTTAAAGCCCATATAGCCCAAAATCTGCCTCTGATCCTTGAGAGCATCCAGGTCATCAAGGATGAGATGAGCAAATACGGAGGAGGTTAAAGTGGATATCACTGAAATCCAGAAAGCGCTTGATTTTATGAACTGGCGAATGCTTGTGGCGGTTGGCGTCATCGTCATGGCCACGGTCCAGTTTTTGAAGGAGTACATTCCCGACGTGTGGCGGCGCATTCCAGTCCTAAAGCTGTTCACTTTGTTCGTTGGCCTTTTCGTGGCCCATTTCTGCTTCGATATCGCACAGGTGAAGCATACCGAGACGGTCGCGCTATTTCACGGTTTCGTTGGGGCTTTGTTTGCGGCATTAGGGTATGATCTCCTGAAGGGAACGAAGCTGGGGCTCAAGTCATCGAGCGAAGTAAAGAAATAAGGCGCTCCAACCAATAGGAGGCGAAAATGCCATCACTTCAAGGTTTATATCTTCCACAGAAAAGCGCAATGACCGGAAAGCCATCCAGCGGCCCAGCATTTCCGATGGGATCCTACGGAAAGACCACAGGTGCTGGAGGCTCCGTAAGCGGATCCACAAGCGGAACAATCGGATCGAATGAACCAAAGCAAAAACCCCAGGGTGGCGGTTCCCCAATATCAATCGGAGACACAGGAATGGTTGGTGGTGGTGTAGGTCCAGAAGCTGGCAATGAGGGTGTGGAGGGTCCAGAAGCTGGCAACGATCCCGGTCTGGGCGGTTTCGTGGCGGCTACGGCGCTTTCCATGGCGCTTGGGCCGGTGCCTGCAGTGATTGGCCTTATGTCAGCCCTTGCTGTCTCAGCAATAACCGGGAACCCTCCGAGTTCTATGCTCGGGAGCCTTCTTGGAGGACTCTTTGGTGGTGGACACCAAGCGTCTGGCATGGAAGGCGGGAACGCGGCAGCGCAAGGATTCACAGGTGGAGATACCCATGGTGGGTGGGGAGTAGGTCCGAGTCTTGGATCATCTGCACCGAACGCAGGCGCACCAGATGCAGTCGGCGCGGCCGCTGGCGCGGAAGCTGGCGGATCTGCGGAGGCCGGTCAGGGAGAATCCGCTGGAAACCCGGGGTTGGGTGTTGCTGCTGAAGGTATAGGTCCTGCAAGTGCCAGCACCGAGGGCATGGGAACTGGAACAGGAATGGATGGTGGTGGAGGAGGTGGAAAATGACAGCGCCTTATGGAGCACAACAGACATTAAAGAAAATCTACGCGGCACAACCAGAACAATCCGCGACCCCGAACTATCTTGCTGAGCAGTTTGTAGGCAAGGTATCTGCACAGGAGGCAAAGGATCAAGGACAAAGGGAAGTCCGTGGAGCTGAAACTGGACTCAAAGAGAAAACATTGGCTACTCATGCCGAGCTGTTTACAAAGAAACTGGCAATGGAGCAGCAGCAGTTTGACGTAAACCAAGACATAAACGAACAGGCTTTCCAGCTTGAGCAGCAGGTGGCTGATTGGGACAAGGATCTCGCCAGAAAAGCCACTGTGTTTGCTGGTGTGAAAACCGCTTTGAACATAACTGGAGCGTGGTGGGCGGATAAACAGGCCGACAAATTGATAGGGATCATGGTCGGCCAAACGGACAAGCTGAATAAGATCATGGAGCTTTGGACCAAAGAAAAAGATGCATTAGTTGCGCAACATAGGACCGGGACCCTGCTGCTGTCTCCAAAGGAGTCACAAGAGCAACAGGAAACCCGGTACGTCAAACCATACCAAGCAAGGGAGTCAAGGGAGGAATAAGCCATGCCCAGCGGTCTCGGATTATCAGATCTCTACACAACACAGTCCAAGGCAATAAAGGCTAAGGGTGGCGTTGCCAATATGCCATTGGCTACAATGATACATGAGGAGCTTCCAGCAAAGATCGAGGCAGGCCGAAGGCTACAGGACATTACTTTCCAAGAGAGGGGTCTTGAACAACAAAAACAAGAATCTGAGTCAACCATGGCTGAAAACCAGAGGCAATTCGCGGAAACATCCGCTATGAATATCGAAAAGATGAACTTCGAAAAACAGAAATCGGAAGATGAGCAGGACGCCGCCAAAACGACACAGGCGATCCAGCTTGCAGGGTTAGGCATCCAGACAGGATTGACCGTGGCGAAAATGGCCAGCGGAGGGGCGTTTGAAGGTGTGGGAGCTTCTCTTGGTTGGGGAGCAGGTGGAAAATAAAGGAGGGTGAAATGGCAGAGAAAAAACTGGAAGACATGACGACCGAGGAGTTTCTGAAGGCTATGGAGGAGTCCACGAAAAAGAAGGAAACGGGACCGCCTCCCAAGGAACCGCCGCCTCCGCCCGTGAAGGACGTGGGAAACCCCGCTCAAGCGCAGTCTCAGGAGGATGCACTCAGGAGACGAAACAAGGCTTTAAAGGAGACGCTTAAAGACTGATGCCTGACGATGCCTCCACAGATTTGGTCGCCTTGATAGAGGATATAAAGGACGAATATCCGAAGTTGAAGAATGTCCCTTCGGATATGCTACTCAGGTTGATCCATGCGGAGAGCACCTTCGATCCTGAGGCGGAAAGCCCGAAAGGGGCCAAGGGACTCATGCAGATCAAGCCGGAAACGTATGCATGGATTTATCAGAAAGAAAAGATGAGCGTTCCGGACGATATTAAGCATCCCTATAACAACGTCCTTGGGGGGATGTTGTATCTGAACTATCTCAAGAAAAAGTTCAAGACGTGGCAATCCGCGGTAGAGGCGTACAACGTTGGTCCTAATGCCTACGTTGATGGAGAGAAAGCCCCACCGGTGTACTTGAAAAAGATTTTTCCAGAGAAGAAAACGAAAGCGATTAAAGCCCTAGGAGGATGACATGAATCTTACAGACATGAAGGTCCCGGCTCCGGCCCCGTTGGGCGTAGAATATGCGCCAGAGATGCCGAAAGAGGAGTATCCATACGGTCTGAGGGTTTCTTTTGAGGACAAGGCCCTTGAAGCACTCGAACTGGACGTTGCCGATTTCGCGGTTGGGGATAAGATCGCCCTAACGGCAGTTTGCGAAGTATGCTCGATATCCAGCAACAGTAGCGGCAGCGGATCATACGACCGCCTGGAGTTACAGATCCAAAAGGTCGCACTCGGGAAACCGGGAAAAGGCAAAACGATCACAGATGCCATGGACGAAGTGAAAGAGGAAAGACGCTTGAAATGATCTTCGAGCTTTCCAATACCGTGCCGGTAGGTCTAGAAACCAAGATAGTCTTTGGAGCTGAACCGGAGTTCATTCCTGGTCAGGTGCTGCTCATCTACACCGATGCCAGGGAACTAGCCGGGTACTTCTCTTTTTACTGGCACGACAGGGATACCATCTACCTCCAGAGGCTGGCCATGACAGACGCGAAAGCATTATTTGCTCAAGGTGTCGGCCTTGGACTGAGGAAGGTGTTGGTGGATGCGTTCGATTTCCTTTGGGTGAACGTCAAATTTCGCTACTTGATTGCTGCTGTTCTAAACACGAACACAGCGATCCTGATGCAAACCCTAAGGATGGGTTTTTTGATCCATGGCATACGGGTTTCCACAACGGGGAAAGTCTTTGTGCTTCTGATCATGCAGAAATAGGAGGAAGATCATGGCTCAACTCTCAGGACTATATGGCCCTTCGGCTGCTTTAGCAGGTGTTGGGGAGTCCATTTCGGACATTATGAAAACCTGGGCAGGGGTGAAAATACAGGAAGCAAAGCTGGACCTGGAAGGGAAGCAACAGGACGTGAACCTTGCCAGAGTTATGGGGGAAATGGAGATCAATCGGTCAAAAGCTGGCCTGGAAACTGCGAAGCTCGGAGCAGAGGAAAGATGGAAGGAAAAAGAGCAAGGGTACAAAATGGCGACTCTCGCGGAGACCCAGCGCCACGGCATGGAATTAGAAAGTCAAGGGCGGGAGCAGGTACAGATTGCGAAGGAACAGAAGGGAATCAATCAGCAGATGCTGAAGATCGCTCAAGACAACCACAAGTACGCCATGCTGGAGAAGGAACGGGGCGAGGAAAAGATTTCGTATCAGCAATATGTAACCGAAAGCCCTGCTATTCCCCCAATGTGGAAGAAGGCTTTGTTGACGGCGGAACCGGAAATACTCAGCCAAATGAACCGCAGAGTCGACTTCAATCAGATGCACAAATGGATGCTTACGGAGAAGCCTGGGGTCGCCGCAATGATGATCAAGCAGCAGCTCATGGACCGGTACAACAAGCTGAGCACTGCCGTGAAAGGGATCCCCAAGGGCAACACCCCGGAGGAGATCGCCCAGAACGAGGCGCAGGCAGAAGCTATCATGATGGGTGGTGGAGGTCTTTTCGACACGCACACAATGATCGTTAACATGCACATGCTCGGGACACAAGACGAAGACGATGTGATCAAGGCCGCGAACGCAATGGTTTTGAAAGCGGAATCGATGGGCAAAGACCTCACCTTCGGGCAGGCTTACTCAATGATCAAGAAGGCTCAGACTGATTACCAAACCGAAGTCGGTGGACCTGATAAAGTATTCAAGAACCCGCAAGAAATGTTGCAGTATGTCCGGTTGGCAACCCACGCCAACCAGCAAGGGGTGGATCCTGATGCCTACATGGCTACCCTTGCCAAGGGTATTACCGAAACCTTTCAAGGCCTGGATGAAGCGCAATTTGCCACAGCCGTGAAGGAGCGCGTTAAGGAATTTCAAAAGAATTACGGAGAAGTGAAAGCCCTTGAATTAAACAAAATGATTTCTGAAAAGCGCAAAGCACGGACCAGCCCGAAGGCCGGTGTCAGCCTAACTCCCGAAGAAAGGTCAGTGATGGGAATGCAACCAGGCGAAGCACTTGTCAAAGGGGCAAAAAGCCTTGGATCTCTGTTCAAGGATGCTGGGCCGGTTCCGTTAATGTAGGAGGCTTTGATGCCTGCTGAATGGATCAATGAAATTTTCGAGAAACAACGGCAACAAGACGCTGGTAAGCCATGGGAAGCTACCATCACAGAGGGGAATCCTTGGTTGGAGTGGGAGAAGAAGTATGCCCCGGATCTGTACGAGAAAACGATTTCATCGTTTGCCAAGAAAGCTCGAGTATCTCCTATCGAGGGAGAGGACATTCCAGACTGGAAAGTTCCTGATGTAGAACTCGCTCCAGAGCATCTCCAGAAGCCCGACTATCAAGAATTATCCAACAGTCCAGACTATCTTGATTTAGTAAGCAGGGGTCTCCAGACCGGAGTTTACGAAATGCTTGCCCTGCCTGGTGTTGTCGGCTCATGGCTCGCGCATAGGCTGCGGCTTGAAAGCGTAGCGGAATCTTCAAAAGGCTGGGCCGATTTCTGGATGAACAAAGCGGATGAACTCCGTCCGAAAGATCTGGATATGTTCAACGTCATGGACAATCCGGAGGTGCTGGCGAGCGCTGCGTGGTGGGTTTACAACCTTGCTGAGATGGCTCCGTCGATGGTCCTGACCATGGGAGCCGGGGCATTGGCCATGAAAGGGGGAGCCAAGCTCGGTGCACGCATGTGGGCGCGGAAAATGGCCGGCAAAGCCATAACCGAGGAGGCGGCTGAAGCCGGTACAAAATTCGTTACAAGGGCCGGTAAAATAGGCGCGTGGATCGGCGGCGGCGTGACCGGAGGCGCGACAGAGGCGCAACAGACCTACCTGGAGATATTAAAAAGGGGTGGGTCAGAAGAAGAAGCGGCACGGTCGGCAGAACTCATGTTCTTCGGGGTGGGCGCCCTCAATGCGTTCGGGACTGAGTGGATCCTGCGCAAAGCCGGGAACACCTTTCTATCAAAAGTCGGCCGCGTATTCGGGGCCTCTATGGTTGAGGGGATCACGGAGGGTCTTGAAGAACCCTGGGAAGTCATTTCAAAACTCGGCGGGGCGATACTGGCGGGTCAGAAACTGCCTGACGATGTTGAAGGCATGTTCTACGACTCACTCAAGAGCGCCCTAACGGTTTTCCCGCTGGCTGCCGTGATGGGCGGCGGCGCAGAAGTGGTGACGACCGTTTCTAACACGAAACTGGAGCGTCTCCGGAAGGAATACGAGGACAACAGAAAGCTGGCGAAGGATTACTACTTAAAGAAAATAACCAAAATATCCGATGAGACGATAGACAAAACCTCCACAACCGGCCACCAAAAGCGACTGTTCCGAGAACCTCCAGGCTTATTCGATCAGCCGATGGGAACTCAGGCGGATGAAACCGCTAAAACGGTTCTGGAAGAAACCCCACCGGCAGAAGCCATTATTAAAAAAGCAGAAGAAGGACAGAAATCAGATGTCAAAGCGATTGAGGACATGCTTCCCCCAGAGGGTGCTGGGCCTGCTGGACAGCCTCCACAGTTGGGGCCTGGGCCTGCTGGAGAAGGAACAGCAACCGGTGCGGAGGAGGCTCCGCTTGGTTTCATCCCATTCCCGCAGTTCTGGGACGCAACACCAGCGGATCAAGCTGAGGAGTTCAAGCGGACCGTAGACTTCATGGGCAATCAAGCTCCTGAGATTCACAAGTACATCAAGGAAGCGTATGAAAACATGCTCATGGAGCACTTCGAAAACATTAAAATCGAGGTGACTAAGGCAGCTCAAGAAGCTGGCGTTCCGAAAGACAAGATAGACGACGTTGTCGAGCAGTTCACGGTAGAGGCCCAAGCCAGTTTTGACAATCGGATAACCCACAGACAAATCCTGGATCGGATTCTCGAGCCTTTCGCAGAAGAACCGGGGGGCGAGGGAGCGCCAGGGACCGGGCCAGGGGAGATCATAGGAGGGCCAGTAGGGGGTGGGGAAGGTGGCCTTAAGGGCACTCCGACGAACATAAAGGAAATAAATCTCGCCTTGGACATTGAAGACAAGACCGGGAAACTGCCGGAACTGCCCAGAGAACACTTCGTAAGGCTTGCCGAAGCCAATGGGATCGAGACGAAGGGCAAGACCCCAAAGCAAATGATGGACGAGCTTAGGGCTATCCGTGACGCTAAACCAGGAGCACCAGGAGGCGAAGCTCCTGCCGAAGCCCCAAAAGGGACGAGAGCCGGAAGATGGAAGAAACTATTTGGAGTAGGAACGAAGACAGAGCCGACACCCGAACCGATACCGGCAGCGGGAGCTGGGGAAGCCCAAAAAGCCGCTGAACCAAAACATCAACCCCCTTTCTACACTGATACCCAGGGCCGGAATGTCTACGTCAACGAACTTTCGAAAGAAGCTGGAGGCGGTTTCGGATGGTACAGGACTGAGGATCTCAATAAGAAGGGCAGACGCTTCAAGCCTCCATCTGTCCCGGGTGACATGAAGGGAACCTCAACCGCGGTCTCTACCGGGGAACGAACGGAGTTTACCGTCCCGGCCACGTGGACCACGCGGGAAGCAGCTCAAGAAGCCCTCCACAAGTACGCTGCAGAACAACCATGGACAGCTCCTGAGGGATTTGAAAAGAGGCCACGCGCTCCCAAAGAAGCCGTAACGATTCACCCGGTAGAGAAGATGCAAGCCCAGCAAAAAGCGAGACAGGAGCTTGCCCGTAGGCAACCATATCTAGCGGAACATATTCTCCTTTGGGGCGGAGTATCCACTAAGGCCGGGGAAGAAATCACTAAGGTCGTCCAGGGCATGTCCGGCAAGCGAATGACCGTGGCGAAAGGCCTGGACCTGTTCAGAAAGAATGGGAATGCCATGGACGTGCTGGTCTCTCATGCCACAGAGGGTTCAAACCCGTTCATCCAGAAAAGGGAAGGCTGGAGCGCGAGCGAGTATGAGGAGGAGTTCATCAGGCTTTTTCTCAAGGACTTGGAGGCCCGTACTGAGTTCTCTGAGCTCACCGGCAACCACCAGGCCAAGTGGCGAAGGCTGAACGAAAAGTTGAATAAGATCCCGAAGGAGGCCACTGAGGAAAGAAAAGCGATCCAGCTCAAGCTAAAGCATATCGAGAACCAGATCAGGGCGTTCGGTGAACAAACTGGCCGAGTTGGAAGGATAGCTGATGAGGAGGATAGAGCTGGAAACCAGCAGCAACCACAGGAAGAACCGGAGGAAGGAGGCCCGGAAACTCCGGTCCTTAGCCGTAAGGACTTCACTACATGGGCCGAAGGCGAAGAAAGGCTTAAAGCCTTGGAGCCATGGGATCTCGATCTCGTCTTTCAAAAATTGGATCAATGGACATTCGACAACCCGGTAGAGGCAAACAAGCTCACTACTTGGGAAGAACGGATGGACGCAGCTGACGCGTGGCCTCCTGGAGGTGGAGGGACCGCAGAGACAGTTACCCCAGGGTTCAAGATTGAATACGGTGGGACTCCTATTTCCGGTAAAGAGGCAGTCGCGCCAAAGCAGGGAGTAATTACCCACATCACTCCTGCCGAGAATGCAGCGGAAGCCATCGAAAAAGCGAAGCCTCTATTCCCAAGCCCAGCCATGAAGGAGCTTACCAAAGCCGAGAAAATGAAGAAGCTTTTTGAGGAACCCGAAAAGCCCTTCGAGTTGAAGCCCACGGAACCCACGACTGAGGAGAAGATAGCCGAGGGCATTAGAAAAGGCATACTCAAGAAGGGTCCGAAGGGCGGTCCACGGGCGAAACTTCCAGAGGAGAAACGGAAAGCTCCTACTACCGGGAAACAAGAGTCCATCATAGAGAAGCCTGCAGAGAAGGGCGAGCAGTCCGATTTCCTGGACGAAGCGGTGAAGCAGGCCAAAAGCGAAGAAAAGAGGAAAGCTCTTGAGGGGCAGGCAAAGGAAGGAGACGAAGCAGCTCAGAAAGACATAAAGGATATCCTGGACACGCTCCAGATGCGCAAGGAGGGCATCCCGCACGACACCCCGATCTCTCCGGCCGGCCTTGTCCAGGTAATGATGGCAAATGCGTATTTCAAAGCCGCCAAAAGCGGTGACGTGGAAGCCGCTGCGAAACTCGTTCAAGCCCTTGTATCACCGGAACAGATTGCTTTTGCCAAGAAGTTCGGGAAAGAAGCAATTTACGTGCCGATCATTGCCGACGAAAAGGAAGGCAAGAACAAGATCCCGCTCGCGTTCGCCTATCACGTCGCTTCTAAGACCGGGGCCAAAGTAAGCACGGACATTATCCAAGCGAGCAGGGTAGCCAGAAAGGGCAAGGGACTCCTGGAAAGGATGTTCCGAAGGGCAGATTTTGAAGGAAAGGTCCGAAAGGGTGGGCTGTACGTCATATTCGATGATGCCCTGGTCACCGGGGGGACTATTGCTGAAGTAGCAAACCATATCCTTCAGCACGGGGGCCAGGTGGTTGGAATAATGGCTCTTGGCAAAACGCCTGGAGCCTGGTATGATCTCACCATAGATCAGGCCACTTACAACGAAATCAGAGAGAGGTTTGGTCATGCGATCGAAGAAATCTTTGCAGTCAATCCTTCCGCGCTCACCAGCCGTGAAGCGCAGTTCTTCCTTAAGGCCTACCGCACAGTTGACGCCCTTAGAGAAGCGGCAGCTGAGACAGGATACCGCCAGTTCCGTGGAGGCTTTATCTCAGCATTACCCGAAGGTGGCCCTTCTTCAATAGATCCAGAAAAGTACGTCAAGATCAAAGGCATCCTGGACAAACTCTGGAAGGAAACCCAGGCGCTTGCCAAAACCAACGGACTCACGGACGATGAAACCGATGTGTTTTTTATCGACCGTGTCCATAAGTTAATTGGCAGAGACGAACGGATCAAACCCTATTTCCACAAATTTGCCGAGGACACATGGCAGGAGGCGAAAGAAGCGAAAGATGAGAAAGCTACAAGACGAACCAAAGTTCATGAGCCAGCCGATCCAGGAGGACCGCCCACTCCTGGAGGAGTTGGAGAGGCTAGCCCTGGAGGGGGACGACAAGGAATTCGCCCAGGGCTTAGAGTGGCTGACGAAGACAATCTACCAGAACCCAGAGATCAGATCCCTGCTGGACAATACAGTATTCTTGGGGAGGAGCAGCGACTCGGAATCAACCTCATCCTTGACGCCTTCGACAGAGGGAAAAAAGGTTTCCTCCTGAGTGACGGAACTGGAGTGGGTAAAACCATGATCCAGTTAGTCGCTGCGAAGCTGTGGGCGCAAAAAACCGGGAAGAAAAGCCTGATCATCGCCCCAAACCTTCAAATCATAGAGGGACGCTTCAGAGAGGATGCCAGATATCTCAAAATGGACCTCTCTCAAATTGAATTCGCCACGTATTCCGGCCTCAGAGTCGGGAAAGGTGGTCAAGGGACCTATGGAGTTGTCATCTTTGATGAGGCCCACAATCTCAAGAACATGGAGGCTGAAAAAACACTTGCCGCAAACGATATCAAGGCCGATCACCGAGTTTACGCCACCGCAACCCCGATGGATAAGCCGACCGGAGCAGCTTACTTCCTTTCCAGAATTACCGGGATCCCAGAAGCCAGATTGCACACGGAACTTGGTTTTGTAGTTCGCGAGGTCTGGATAGCCGAAGAAAAGAAATTCAAAAAGTTCACAGAACGGCTTCCTGGAGTGAGCTGGGCGAGGGTGATGGAAAACATCGTCAAGTTTCGCCACAAAGCCATCCTGGAAGGAACTATCCTCAGAAGGGAGTATCCCCTATTCGGTAACATAAAGATTGAAGCTGAGCCGCTTCCTGCTCACCTAGCGGCAGAACAGCACAGGATCGAAGACTATTGGGGCGCAAGAATCGCTGCGGCATCGATGCCGATTGCAAAGATGCACCTGCGGGGGCAACGCACCCAGGAACTTTCTCGGTGGGCCGATGCCCAGAAGGTTGACAGGATCTCCGAGCGGGTCGCGGACGACTTGGCGAACGGTTTTCGGGTGGTCATTGTTGCCCACGGAGTTGAGCCTACAATCATCAAGGGATTACAGAAGCGGATCCCCCAGCTCATCGGCGGCCTTGTGGAGAACCTTAAACAGAGAGGGATAACTGATTTTGCGAAAATATATGGCCCTAACCAAGTAAAAAAGCTGTCTGAGATTCGCAGGTTTCAAGCCGACAAAGTGAAGGTGGCCATCATGACCGCAGAAAGCGGCGGCGCCGGCGTCGACCTGGACGATGTTCACGGAGACAAGCCGAGAAGGGTTTACATTTCCTCCCCATCGTTCCAGGGTGATACTTTCCAGCAAGTGATAGGAAGGTTTTCGCGGCGAAACACAGCGAGCCCCGTTGAAATCGTTTTTCCCATGTGGCAGGATTCGGAGGGGGACAACCGGCGAGCTATCGTTGTTACAAGGAAGATAGAAACCCTCAGGAGGATCCAAGAGGGTGATGACATTGACAAGGCTATCGGGTTTGAGGATACCGAGGAGATGCCTACTGGATCACCTCCAATGTCCGATGAAACTCCCAGATCGCCCCCCAGAGAGGACATAAAAGCCAGGATCGATGAAATCGCCCAGGAGGTGAAAGCTCGTCCAGTTCATAGTTCCATACGGGACCACGAACTTGCCCTCCTAAAGAGGCTTGCCGAGGGAAAAGAGCCAATCGTCTATGTTAAGGATGACGCCACCCGAAAGCATTTCCAAACCAACCTATGGCTTACCTGGAAAGCGCAGTCGCACGGGATCTCACAAAAGCCGATTGCAGATCATGTCGAGCTCGTCCATGGCGGCGGCGATATAAACGCCATGACCTTCCAGGTCCTTCGCCCTTACGGGAAACTTCACTTCGATCCAAGGGACGGAGAATTGAAGCTTCTGTCCGGAACAACTCTGATTACCGATGCCATTTTCCAAGGGCCACTGATCAACGCTCAAAAAACTGAGCGAGAAGTGAAGGCTGGAATCGATCCGTTCACTAACTGGATCAACCGAATGAAGGACGTGGCAAATGCAAACCCTGCGAAAACACTTGTCACCGAGTTGTTCCAGAACTCAAGAGATGCCTTGGTCCAGATGGCAAAAAAGGGTGCGAAACAGGTCGGTGCGTACACTCCAACCTTAACCATCAGATGGAGCCGCTCGGAGAACCTGGTGGAGTTCGATGACAACGGGATTGGAATGACCGCCACCCAGATCGAAAAGAATTTTCTCGTTCTTGGAGATATCAACAAGGGGACAGAAGATTCCGGCGCTTTCGGTCTGGCGAAGGCTTTCTTCTTGCTGTATCCGAAGGCTGGACGATTGGAAACCGTTAAGGAAGGCAAGAGACATATCATCGAATGGGAGCCAGAGGACGTTTTTCTAGCGAAAAAAATGAAGGTCCGAACGGAGGATTTCAACGGTCCGAATGGGACGAAAGTCACACTTTTCCTTAATGAAAAAATGACACCCCGTTTCGATTGGAGGGATTTTGTTACCGAGCTTGACCGATTTGCCTCCTCCGTCCGGACTCCAGGACTGCGGATCAATCTTGAGCCGAATATTGGGCTCGTCACTGATCGGGGTCCCCTCTCCAAAGTACCGGATTTTGACAGGACAATGGGAGACAAAGGCTCTGATATGTGGAAAACGGTGACAACCGTTGGGTGGGACTCTGAAAAACTCTGGAAAGGATCCCCGAAAGTCCCAACCGGGAAGATGAAATTCAACTACCTTGGGAATAAAGGGACGGTCTATTTTGTTGAAATCGATCCACTCGATCTCCCCAGAATAAACACAAAAAGCTTTGATGGGAGGCCGATAGCCAGAATTTTTACGTATAATAAAGGCATGCCCACTCAGGTCAACCTTCCGAGCTTCATGTATTGGCATCCCCTCAGCTCCCCAGAAAACCTATGCATTTATGTGGATTTTGAGGACACGGTCAGGCCGGAACAGTCTCAATTCGATCTCAAGGAAGCATGGGAATCGGGGGATAAAGACAGGATCGATGCGGCACGCGACAAGTATGCCAAAGATGCCGATGCGTACCCGTGGATTAACAACAGGAAAGATTTATCTGATTCAAGCAACAACAATCTCAGCCAGGTGATCGGGCCAGTCCTAGACCAGCTACGTGTGGACCAGATCGCACGGCAGATGGAACGCTTCAAAAAGATGATCAACGAAGCATCGGAAGTGAACGGCATGAAGGTCCTTATCCCGTTCAAGGATGATGCGGAAAAACAAATTGCCAGGAAGATTTTTAATGACAACAAGGATTTCTTCGGCGCATGGTCGGAGTACTACGATGCCGTAGGGAAACTCATGGAGAACGTGAGGAAGGAATATCCTGGGATGATGCTGCCAGAACGCAAGCTCTACCTGACGCTGATGCAGGGGATCGCCGGGTTTGTTCCTAACCAGAAAACCGTAATGGAACTCAAGGGACCGGAGTACGCTTTCATTGCGCTCAACCCACTCGGACATGATGAAAGATATCTTAAATGGATGAAACAAAATGGTATGGATATCACAGATCCAGCCAACCTGCATGACCGAGCTGCCATGATCGTATTCGCAACAATACACGAATTCGCCCATCTCTACGGGGAGGGACACACGGATTCCAATTCCGATCCTTTCGCTATCGCACACGGCATGCTTGGATCGGCAGTCAAACACATCAGGTTGGCTATTTTAGAGGAGCAGGTTTATGAAATTCTACAACGTTTCAAAGGCAGACTGTCAGGCATTGAAAGTGACCTATCAAGCCTGGGAGCAGGCGGGAATGAATTTTCGCAAGATCTTGGAACGGTGGTTGGACCTGAGTGGATCCAGGGACCAGGCGCGGGAATCATACATCCGCTTTCTACCGGTACTGGAAGCCCTGGAGAGAGGGGAGGAGATAGAGGGTACAACCGAGGAGACCTCACCAGCGCCCTCCTTGGAAGGGCAGGAAGCCCCCAAGCAATCCAAAACCTGACCCAACAACCCACAGGGCGGCAGGTGGCCTGGGACTATGAGCAAAACCGCACCTGGGCCGTGAAGCTGTTTGAAATGCTCAACCCCGCTGAAATCCATATCTCGAACACGATCAACAAACTTCAGAAGAAGATTCAAGGTCTGGCCGGAAGCGCCAGTAAAGTGCATCCGGTAAGGAATCCGTTCTGGTTTTTGGCTTACGACAAAAGATTGAAAAGAAGCCAAGCATCGGATGATCTTGACCGGGCCATGTTCCTTTTCCGTGACAGCGCAAACGGCAACCGAGAGGTTTTCAACCGGTTCCGGCAAATCGCTGACGCTCAGCTGAATGATCCAAATGGCTACCTGACTACTATGGGCATGGCTGCCGATAGTCCAATGGGCAAAAGGATCCTATCGGGCGAACATAAACTGTACCTCAAGAAAATCCTGAGACTCTTGGACGTTGCAGAGCGCATGAACCCTGATCAAGTCCATTTCGTTGATGAAATGGCAGAGCTGTTCAGAGATGCCGGAGCCCTTGCCAACCGTCATGGGCTGCTCAAGTCATTCGTGGAGAACTACGTCCGCAGGGTTTACAAGGCCAGAAAGGGAGAGGACATTACTCCGACCGGCCAGGGCCACGCTTTCAAGACCTACTTCACCCCTGCTATGCCACGAACCTACCATTATGCCCTTGATGCGATTCTAGATGGATATGAACTCGGGACCGAAGGGATCACCAACGCGTACAAAATCTACATGGACGAGCTTACCAAGGTTATCCAAAACAAAGCCTTCATCAAGCTCGGAATGGGCACTTATGATTCCCTTGGCCAACAACTATTCAGCACCAACCGGAAAGACGGATATGACAAACTCAATGGATTCAACGTTTGGGTGTGGGCCGGCGACGTGTGGGCCGAAAAGGAGATCCCTGGCTTCCCCGCGCTTCATATAAACGAGTACGGGAAACGATTCTTTGCGACTCCTCCGCGGGAACTGCCTGAGATGTGGAAAGTCGGCCGGAAGTATTTCGATGATGAAGCAGCAGCCAGACAGTATGCAAAGGAACGCGGTGGCAAGGAAGTCACATATGTGAAAGCCAAAGACACATCAACCTTTTTCGAGAAAGTCGATCTGTACGCTCCAAAGCAACTTGCCGAGATCATCAACAAAATGACCCAGACGGATACTCTTTTTCGTTCCGGTGCGCTCAATGAGGTCATGCGGTTCAACGCAGGGATTAAAGCCTGGGTGCTGATGAGTTCGTTCTTCCATCATTTGGCCGGCACCAGGTCCTGGGTATTCGGGGTGAATCACGGATGGAAGTGGTCCAAGGTGGCTCCCTGGAGGGCTTACAAGGCGGGCCTGGACAAGATTAACGCCCTTCACCCCCTGATCATACTTGGAGTGAAAAACGGTCTCACCCTTGGGGAGATTGCCGACTTCTCGGAATTCGAGTTGAGATCCGCGAAGGGCTTTACGGAAAGGATCGTTTCTCATTTCGGTCTTGAAAAGCCTCTCGGCCTGGTTGAATGGTTCAAGTTCAAAAGGGAGAGCTGGGCTGACAGCTTGTTCAAGAAATTCTTTGCAGGGCTTAAAGCAGAGGCTTTCGCAATCGAGTACAACCACGCCCTCCAAGGGGCAATGGATGAGTACCGGCTTGGAAAAAGAAACGCCACACCGGATCCAGACAGAATCGCGGAAGCGGTGGCCAAGCTGATCAATGACGATTTCGGTGGCCTGCATCTCAAGAGGATGGGCAGAAACCCCACTCTGCAGAACCTTTTCCGGCTGACCTTTTTGGCGCCGGACTGGACTGAGTCCAATTTCCGGTATGTATTCGCCTCCCTTGGTCTGGAGGGCGTGATCAACAAAATGGTCACGGACATAGCCCCGCCACCGGAATACAAGGCCCTTGCCCGAAAGTTCGTCACCCGGGTCATGTTGAGGATTGCCGTGATGACGATCCTTGCCCAGCTCATGCTCAACTGGAAAGACGACACTGAGGATTTTCTTAAGGAGCAGATGTTCTCCAACCGCTTCAACCGATTCCGGTGGACCGAGGTGGATATCTCGAAGCTCTACCAGATGATGGGTGTGGATCCGGAACAAAGAACGACCTTCAGCATTGGTGGTCATTTCTTTGACCCGCTCAAGATGATCGCGCCCTTCAAGCTCATGAAAGGCAAAGGAAGCCCGGTCTGGAGGATAGGAGATGCCTTATTCTCCGGCTCAGATTGGGCAGAACGGCCTTTCACTTCAATCTCCGAACTTGCCGCAACCGGAAAGACTGTCAAAAAGAGCTTCCACCAACCCAAAGAAGGGGAACTCTCCAGGCTGCCGAGCATTGTTGTCAACCAGATCACAAACATGCAGCCGATCCAGGTTGGCCATGCGATCAGATATTGGCAGGGGGAGGAAGATGCCCTGACCGCGCTCCTCCAATCGTCCGGGGCTATGGTCCACAAAGCCTGGAAGCCGTATATGGAAACCCCGATTGCCGGGAAGTCCGGTCCCGACCTCCTGATGGACGTGATCACGGACCTCAAGGACAAGAACGTTCTCAAGATGGGGCCTCCGGCCAAGATACTAACAATTCAAGGGAAACAGTACCAACTCACGCCGAAACAGTACAAACAATATGTGGACGACTCCACTGCCCTAACAAGGCGGCGTTTGGAGCCCAAGGTAGAAGCGATCAATGAGATGCCGGACGCCAGAAAATCAAAGCTCATCGAAACCGTTGTTCTTGATTCCCGAAAGACAATAGCTGGAAGAATAAAGCGCGATCTTTTGGTTACAGCAAGAGAAAAAGGTGGTAAACCTATGGCTACACCAAACGCCCCTATCCGCACCTCCAGCGGAGAAATAGATTGGGAAGCAGAAATACTGAAGGAGCTTAAAAAATGATTTCGCTTTTGGCCTACATCTCGATTGCGTTCATGGGCTTATTGGTTATGCCGAAGTGGTCCAACTTCCCGTACACTCTACCAAGGCAGGTTTTCGTTACCGTTGCCCCATTCCTGTTGTTTGGTTTGTGGATGTTCATTGATCAACGATTAGCCCTTAACCCAATGCTGGTTCTTCCAATGGTTGCTTTCTGGTTCTTCCGGTCTGTGGCTTCAAAGCGTCCGGAGATTTCCTTTGAAACGATGCTTCCCTTTACGGGGTGTTTGGCGTTAGGGGCGTATCTTGCAGGTCCTGAGTACCGCACCACTGGGATCATCATAATCGCTTGTGTTGGAACCGCAAATGCGGTCTACGCTATCGTTCAAAAACTCTTGAAGATTAACCTGTTAAAATTCATAGAGCATGGTTGGAACCCTTACGGGGCCTGTGGCTTTACAAGGAACGCCGGAGTGCTTGGGCCTTACTTGGTTGCGACATTTTTCTTCACCATGTCACTCGTGGAAATTTCGCCTAATTTTGTTTTCTTGGCCGGGCTGCAGGTGTTCGCAATCTACCTGACGGACAACCGAACGTCCCTTGTATCGCTTGGCGCCGGTTGTCTTTACCTGGGCCTTGCAACACACTCCGACATAGTGCTCGAAGTAATTGGCGTAGTCAGCGTCGCCTTAATCGCTTTCGTGGCGTTCAGGTTCAAGCGGTTCACAGCTCCTGACCGGATCCAATCTGCCAAAGAAAGACTGAACTTCTTGAAAATTTTCTGGTTTGCGTTCTCTAAAAATCCCCTTCTCGGCCTTGGGTTCAATGTCGTAAAAATACACATACCTTACGTGCAGAGAGAATTAAACCGAGCGTCAAACGGGAAGTTCATGGACCCTAAAAACTATAACGCCCCTGTCGTGCGCAAGGTCCACAACGATCTCCTCCAGCATCTCCTTGATGTTGGTCTCGTTGGGACAGTCATTACCCTTGCAACTATTTACACGGGAATCACGGATCAGAACTCATTCGCAATGGCCGTTGTCATCTCGTTCATCGTGGGTGGGATATTTTTCCACAACTCGTATTGGCTGCCCACTCAATGCCTGTTCTGGCTCGCCTTCGGAATACTGGCACAAGGCGCTTACGTGCAGTACGCAGTACCTGTCTGGGCTGTCGGATGCTGGCTCGCCGTGGGATACCTGGTTTATTACTACGTTGCCAAAGAGATGGTGTTCGACCTCTATGAATTCAGCATACTGCATGGCTCTGGTTTCACGGAGCGCAAGATAAAAACCGCATTAGCCCTTCAGCCTCACTCAAGCATTTTCTTGTTTGCTGTGGCAACGGAGTATGCTTTCAAAAACAAGGATTACGAGTCAACGGTGACGTTCTTCAGAAGGGCGATAGAGCATTATGATGGTGAGACTACAATGTGGTCGCTATTTTCAAACTTGGCCAACGCCTATTTCTATGCCGGTTCGCCAATTCTATGCAAGATGTACCACGAACTTGCCCTCTCATTCTACCCGTACTCTAAAGTAGCAAAAGACGGATTGAAGTTCGTTGAATCAATCCTAGACTCCGTGAACTGGAAAGAAGAAATAAACCCAAACGCGCAGGTCGATCCTGGGTGAAGACCGAGGATTTAATTGTAGAGGAGAATGGTTCAATGACGAACATGGCACAGTTTAGCGTTGGTCCTTGCAAGGATCATGGGCCAACGTGTGAAAGGATCGTGAAGATGGAAACACAGATGACAGGCGTTCAGGAAAAGGTGGGCAACATTGATCGCAAGCAAGATCGATTTTTTTGGGCGCTCCTCTGCGGACTCGCTGGAATTGTCCTTACCCTTCTCGTTACGTTGGTTAACATGACGCTGCTTCAAAAACTGCATCAGTAGGGGAAAATAGTGGCTATCAAAATCGTTGACCCAAAAGTGTTCAAAGCCATTCTGGAGGTTCCATACCACAAAAAACTGATCGACATGGCGTTATGGTTCGCCTGGAGATACAACAACCCGACTCTTACTTCAGCACATCGAAATCAGAAGGTTTGGGAAGGTGACAGTGGAATACACATTGAAATTCCCGGTAGGGCGCTTGATTGGGGCGTTGAAGGCATTGCCGATCCGGTGGTTGCCGTTGAAGATATCAACAACCATTGGGAATATGATCCAGCCAGACCAGAAAAAAAATGCGCCAAGTATCACAATGTAGACATGGGCTGGCATATCCATATGCAGGTGCATCCATCAACAGTTTTTCACGAAAAAGGAGGCGAATGAAATGTCGAACATCAGTCCAGTTGTAGAGAAAGACACCCCGAATATGAAGATCGTTACATGGAGTCCGGTTGCCCTTGGGGATGTTTGTTATCCCTTCGTAGTCGCCACTTACGCCGAGAAATCTGTCCAGGTGACCGGGACATTTGGCGGCGGCGGATCAGTGAACATCGAGGGCAGCAACGATCCTGGAGTATCCCCTTTATACAATCTCCTAGAGGATCCGTGGGATCACGATCTAGTCATTGGCGCATCGGTCCTGGAAAGGATCGTTGAAAACCCGTACATGATCCGGCCCAGGATCACAGCGGGTGACGGAACCACATCATTGAGTATCCGGTTGACGATCCACACCGTCACCAAACCATAAGAAAGGAGGGGCAAACAATGCTCGACGCCGAGGAATTGAGAATTCTCCATGAAAGTGCACGTATCTTTGAGAAGGAATTCGAAAGGGTGCAAAAAGTTTTCAAAAGGCTCCCTGACGTTGCCCGGATCGTTACTGCGGCAGGTGGTCATCTGAGCGAACTCGGGACGCAGCAAACCGCTATACAAATAGAGATATCCAGGCTTTTAGCAATGCGAGCCACGATCAATGAGGATATCTCCAAGCTCAATGAACGTCTTTTCGTTCTTGGGAAGCAAGTCGCGGAAACGAGCGGCGATGTTAACATGAAGTGTCAAGCCGCGCTTGCGGCCGGCGCGAAAAGGCTTGCCGAAATTCAAGCGAATAACGAGAAGGCGATAAAGAAGTCCGACGATGATGCCATGGAGAAAATGCAACTAGCAGAGGAGGCCGTTGCGGATTGCAAGAGGGATACCGACAAGCGCATGGACGAAATGCGCTCGGTGTTGGCGGTCCTATCACAGGAAAAAAATCAAGCGGAAGCAAGGCTTAGAACGATCCAGTCCAAGATCGAAGAAATAAAAACAAGATTATAAAAAAAGTGCTTGACAAGCACAATTCCTTTCTGCTTTACTCTCGCCTACGACTCCTTTTGCTTTCAACCGTGTGCCCTCTCGGGAAGCCCGTGGCTAAAATAAGAGGGCATTTTCTCCTGGGACCCCAATGAAATTTTTTAGAGTTACGGAAGTTTTCGGGCGCTATTTCCCGAATGTGCCAGAGCGAAAGCTGGCCTATGCCGGTGATCGCGGGACACGCGCTCACGATCTGTGTTTCAAAAAAGCCAGAAACATTTACGTTCCAACCAAGAAGATCGATCCTGATACCTACCTGTACTATCGATCCTTTGAGCAGTGGTTCGAGCTGATGGTCAAGCGCGTTCTCTTTATTGAACCAGAGTTCATTGATGCTACGTATGGCTTCAAGGGCCATCCAGACATGGGGCTGGTTCTAAAGAACCGTGAGCATGTTCTAATTGACCTCAAAACTCCAGTAGCACATAAGAAAATTTGGGCCGGTCAATGTGCCGCGTATCTTCATTTGGCTCAACGATCAGGGCATCCCCTTATGTTCCGCAGCGGGAGCCTGCAACTCAACCCGAATGGTTCAATGGCAAGGGCGACCTGGTATCAGTACCACCAAAACGATTTCGCGGCGTTTCTCTCGCTCCTCCAAGGAGTGAGATACTTCAATGACTAAGGAGCAAGGAGACAATGAAATTGCCCGGTGAACAAGAGAAGATCATGGTTCCGAACAGCTTGGCCACAGCCGTGGTAATCCAAGATTCTTTCAAGGACAGTTTGGAGAAAATCAAAGAACTGCGCGAGTACGCAGAAGCCCTGCAGATCGACAGTCCGAAGAAAATGGAGACGGCTATTCAGCTCGATGCTGATGCGAAAAATCTGATCAAAGCGGTTAAGATCAAAGTCGCCAAGATCATCGAAAAACCGGAAGCTTTCTGTAAGACCGCTAAAGGTGTGCTCAAAACCTACACGGAGAGTATTGAAAGTGTCCGGTACATGGTCTCCAACAAGATGGTTTCCTATCGCAAGTTTCTGGATATCGAACACCAGAAACAACAAGCTAAAATCGCGGACGCCAACAAGGCCTTACAACAAGAGCTGGACAAACAAGCGACCGATAGCGGAGTTCCTGCGCCGCAGTTAACCACGGTTCCCTTGCCTCCTCCTGAGAAAACAATCCGCACGTCAACGGGAGAGTCTGTGACATTCAAAACTCGATGGACCTATGAAATTAGCGACCCTGATGCTGTCCCAAGAGAATTTTGTGACCCGAGTCCGAGGAAAATTGCTGATGCAGTGAAGGCGGGAATGAGGGCCATGAATGGCGTAAGAATATTCGAAACGACTGACACCGCAACGAGAGGCTAATAATGATAGTCAAAGTCAATGAACCCAGACCCACTTGCAGACTCGGCCAGGGGGAAGAATGTTGTGCTTTCCTGGTCGTTGGAGCTGATGGTTTTGAATGTATAAGGATGGACCCGATGAACTCAATAATTTTTTCCCGCCTGGAAGCTGGAACCATGAACGCAAAAGGGCATGGGTTGTGGGCTGGCTGTCTGTGGGAGGAGAAAGGAGGTCAAAATGCCGAGAGCAAAAAAGAAACCGTCGATAGAGGAGCAGCTTAGAACCTTGATCATGTGCGCGACCGAATCACAGCGTTACACGTTGGCCAAGAGGCTGATCGACATTCTCAATGCCGAGCAGGCCGAAGCCGAAACCGGCTCAGAGGCTAAATGAAAATTCCATCATGGCTGATTTTAGCAGTGGCCCTGAAGCAAGAGAGAAGCCTGAAGTGGAGGGGACGGAAAACCTCCACGGCTTTTCTCAGGAACCTTCAATTTGAGGTTCTGGATCAGTCCTTAAATCAAGGACTATTGGAATTTGCAAGAGACGTTAAACTCATAGAGGAGGCCCATGAAAGAACTGGAAGATCAATTCCCGATACTTGGTGAGTTTTTCAAGGATGAGATCGTTCACGTTGCCATACCTGGCATGACGAACTTTCTCGGATCGATTGACCTCAACCCGCACCCGCTTGGCCTAGGTTGGATCAGAATAATCAACCCGGTAATCATGATCGAGACTATGGAGAAAGGTCAGAAAGGCTGGTCAATCTCAACGCTCGGTGGTCCGTACTACCACTATCGAGAATATGTGGATTTCTTTGCCCCAATCGACAGACCGATGGAAATACGCACCCTTCACCCCGATGGAAACCTATGCAAACAGTACTGGCGAGAGGTGAGAACTCCGAAAAGGGACAAGATCCTTGCCCCTGGAGATTTACCATTCGACGGTTCAGTATTCCAACAGTAAGGAGGAAATAGACATGGCGGCAGCAGCTACAAGGGAACTTAGTTTGACCACATTTCAAGATGTGGATGCGCTTCTTAAGAGGCCTTCCGTGCAGGATCGGATTGCCAAATTGCTTCCACAACATATCAAACCGGAACGCCTCACCAGGGTCGTTCTTAACGCATGGCAACGGGAACCGGCCCTTCGGAGCTGCACGCCGGCCAGCTTTGTTCTGGCTGTTCTGGAAGCGGCCGCTTTGGGCCTGGAGCCGGACGGCTTGCTCGGACAAGGGTGGATCATCCCGTTTAAGAAAACCGCAAAATTCATTCCTGGTTATCGTGGCCTCATGCAGCTTGCTTACCGTACCGGAGAAGTCGTGAGCTGGAAAGCTGTGTGCGTCCACTCAAACGACAAGTACAAATACTCAGAGGGACTCCATCCACTCCTTGAGCACGAGCCAACCTCCGCAACCGATGAGGGTGACGTGGTCGCGGCTTACAGCATCATCCAATACAAGGATGGGCCGATTGACTTTGAATGGATGTGGCGAAAAGATCTGGAGAAGATCCGCAAAATGAGTGCTTACCCTGATGGGAAGCCCTGGAAAGAACACACTGACGAGATGTATAAAAAAACCGTGATTCGGAGACATAGCAAGCGAGCTCGATTGTCCATCGAGGATTTGTCCAGAGCTGCCAAGATGGACGAGGAGCGCGAGCTGGGTATTCCTGGTGCAGAAACGTTCCTTCCATCCGACCTGGTGAGTGATCTTCTTGATGGGGCTGTCATAGACGTTACGGATGACTCTGGGGGGACAGGCTCGGGTGGGCAGAGGAGTAGCGATGCAAAAAAGGTCTCTTTCCAGGAAACCATACCTGACGATGCTGACTTGAACAAGCTGGACGAATTTCTGAAAGTATGCGTTGCAGAAAACGCAGGGTACACCATCGACAAGGTGAAGGAGGAGGCCACTCTAAGCCCTGAGGAGAACGCGAAGTTTTGGGCTGCATATAACTCGTGGCTGAAGTCTCAACAAACCTTTGAAGGTGAGGTCACGGCCCAGATCGGCTTGATCACAACCACGGAACCAGAGAAGAAGGAGAAGAAGAAAAAGGAATGGGCGACCAAGAATGCAGCCGGAGAGGATGCGGTGACTTGCAAACCTAGGGGCGGGAAGGCAATGTCTCCGGCCATCTGCGAGGCTTGCTCTGCGCCTTGTCAGGAGTTCGCCAGTTACAAGAAATGGAAAGCGTAAGGAGCGAGAATGTTGCAATACCGCGGGAACGCGTTGCTAAAGGTGTACCGGGAAACACCAGCGAAGTTGGTCCGGCTTGTCAGGAAGAACCAGGACATGACTCAGGTCGAAATGTCCTCAAAGCTGGGGATTGATCGCTCGGTGCTTTCCCGGTACGAGACAGGCGAATACATGCCCCCTGGAGACATTATCGTGCGGTGCCTCCGGCTGCTGGGCATAGACTTGGTCGAAATGGTGGTGGAAGATTTGGAAGCAAAACTGATCCTGGCACAAAAGGCGGCTAAGATGATGATGAAGCTTGCGAAGCAGGGAAAACCTCACACAGCCATGGAAGAAACGCTCGTGCGCGGACTCCGCAACGTTCCGCGGGATGATCTGCAAACGATTATGACTAACCTGAGAAAACAGCTCGGCCTAGAATGACAATCACAGGGGATTACGAAGCTGAAAGAATGCTTCTCTCCTGTGTTCTTATCAATCCTGGTGTACTGAAAGATGATTTCAAGCTGACCGTAGAGGATTTTTTCTTTTTTGAGAACCGACTATTCTTCGAAACGATGGTTGATCTATTTTTTGAGGGGTATGAGGTTGACCTTGTCTCTGTCTACGGCAGGATCCAGGAAAAAAACCTAGTAGAGAAGCTTGGGTCACAGGACTCCATCAAGCAGGATCTGATGGAGCTGGTTGGCCTATCTCCAACTAGCGCCGGATACAGGACATACGCCCAAAGAATAAAAGACGCAAAACTGAGGATGACGATTCAGAATTTCATCGTCAAAGGTTCAAAGGAGATATACGAGCGCAACCTAGAGGAGTTTGTTGGAGACTGGAACGCCTTTACTGAGGCCTACCTGTCTATTGCAGCTAGGGAGACTTTCCTGGCGAAGCAGGTGCGCGATTGGGTAAAGGCCCAGGACGGAACTTTTCATGTAAGCGACCTTTACAGGTTCTTGGGGGTAAATAAAATCAGACAGAAAAAGAACGTTCTTATGACCTTGGCGCGGATGGCCATTGAAAAGGTGATCGAGCGCACCGGAGAGAAGTCGGGTCTATACCGGCCAATCATTGATGAGTGTGCTCCGATTGCCATTGAGGGCGAGAGCCAGCGGCTAGTCGTGCACCTACCCTTCGGCCTTGAACGATACGTGTATACCCTTCCAAAAAATATCATAGCAATCGCCGGATCCCAGGACGCCGGTAAAACAGCCCTCCTCCTCAATGTTGCCCGAAGAAATCTCCCAAAATGGAACGTGTGGTATTTCAGCTCAGAGATGGGGAGCGACGAATTCAGATCCAGGGTGCAAAATTTCCGAAACCCTGACGGATCAGCAATCCCGATAGAGACCTGGAATCAGCTCAACGCACGCGAACGGGTAGACAACTTCCATGATGTGATCAAGCCGAATTCTCTGAACATCATTGATTACCTTGAAATGTCAGACAACTTCTACCAGATCGCTGGAAAGCTGGCTCTTATTTACAAAAAACTGGACAAGGGGGTGGCCTTTGTTGCAATTCAGAAAGACCGGAAAAACGAACTTGGCAGAGGTGGGAGTTTCGGGATGGAAAAGCCCAGGCTTTACCTGACCGTTGATCCCGAACGCCCAGGATCAATCTTAAGGGTGCGCAAGGCAAAGAATTGGCAAGTGACGGACTACAACCCGAACGGGCTTAGCATAAAATTCAAAACTGTCGGGGGGTGCAATCTGATACCTGACGAGGAAGGATGGAGGAAAGAATGATGACGTTATGGCCATTAGTGAGAAAGATAGATGATCTTGTATCTTCCTATATGAACTCGGAGACTGCTGTTGCTCTGTCTGGCGGCTTGGATAGCGCGTCAATGCTTTTCCATTTGACTCGGAACCAAGGCCGCGGCCCGACAAAAGCGATTACTCTTTGTTTTGGGGATCCCGAGGATAATCCAACCCTGGAACACTCAAAAAGAATCGCCGATCACTTTCGTGTAGCTCAACATATCATTGTGGTCGAAACCGAGTTCTTTCTTGCGGAAATGGAAAGGCTCCAACATAAATTTCGTGAGCCCAGGTACAACATTTGGCCGATCTTTCTGACACGGAAGGCCAGAGAACTTGGGTCACAGCTATTCACCGGTGAGGGATCTGACGAGATCTTCGGCTACCCAGACCGAGGCTACCTGGAAGGGTGGGCCGGTCAACTATGCTATGTGGATCCAGCGTGGCAAGTCTGCGGTCATGACCAAGGCGTCGAGGTCATTGCGCCTTACCTGCGCTTGGCAGCTCCGAAAGCTCCTGGACTTCCGCGCTTACAGGAGCTGTTTGAACCTCCAGACAAACGACTTCAGAGGGAACTGTACCAGGGGTTACTTCCTGGTTGGATACTAAATACTCCCTCTCAGCCACCAAGTAACCCTTTTTACGCCATGATGGCGAAAAGTTGGGGAATGAATTTTACTCCAGGATTTACGTTGTTCGATGAGGTCCGACAGCGGCTTATGGTGCTCACCTGTAACGCCTGGGTTAAGGCCCATGAAGGAAAGGAGGCATCTTGAGCGAGTTTGATTTTCAATGGGATAAGCTGCCCAGCGATCTTCTGCATTTGACTGAGGACCGGGTAACAGAGGTCTTGAACATGACGAGGCTTCCTATCTCCTGGTTTCCAGGAAAGACCGTGCTGGATGCCGGGTGCGGGACCGGACGATACACCTGGGCATTACAGCAGCTCGGGGCAAAGGTAACGTCCGCCGATATCAGCCCAGAAGCCGTCGCCAAGACTAGAACCTTAAACCCTAGGTTGACCTATCAGATGGACCTGTCATTTGAAGCCCTGTACTGGTCCGGAAGTTGCCATCAGATCGGCTTCGACCTGGTGTTTTCCTTCGGGATGATCCACCACACTCGGAATCCGCGGGGAACCTTTCACAACCTGGCTACCATGGTCTATCCTGGCGGGTACTTGTTCGTGATGGTTTACAACCGGAAAACCCAATGGAAATATTACCCGTTCCGATGGATATTCAGAAGATTGAGCGCAGATAGCAAGCTGGTATTCGCAAAGAAACTCAGTTCCGTCCGGTGGTTTCATGGCATCCCCACCCCGTTCTGCCTGCCAGCAAAGACGAAAAAAAACCTTCATGGCTGGTGGGACGCGCTCAACCCCCGGTACAACTACGGATTCACAAAAAAGCAAATCTTCAGGTGGTTCGAGGAGGAAGGGTTTGATTCCTGGGTACAGACTCCTGCTTCGAATTTGTGGATAAAGGGCAAAAGATGAGGATACTTCACGTTCCTACTGATTGCGGTAATCATGGCCCTCTCCTGGCAAGAACAGAGCGAGCCAATGGGCACGACTCCTGGAGCATCGTATTTGCTCAATCCTACATTGGTTACAAAGCCGACGAGGTACTTGGTGGCCGAGGGGTTAAAGAGCTGCTCAAGGTGGAGTTCAAACGGTTTGGTGTTTTCCTTCGCGCCTTCAAATACGATGTGATCTTCTACAACTATGGAAGTTCGCTCGCTCCCAATCCGGTCTTTGTCGGCCTGGGTATGACTTCATCGTTCGGACCTGGAAGACGACTTCTTTACACCCTTTATTCCATCCTCCCCCAGATGTGGGACGTCCTGATCCTGCGGTTGGCCGGCAAGAAGATTTTCGTAGTGTTCCAGGGTGGGGACGCCAGACAGGGGAGGTATATCAGAGAGCATTACTTCTTCCCAAACGATTGGCAAGAGGAACCCCATGGATATTACGGCCGCCTCACCGACACTATTAAGCGATTCCGCGCCAAAGTCTGGGATCTCTTGGCTCACCGGATTTACTACCTCAACCCTGATCTCGCAGGGGTATTGCCAAAACGGGCAACATACTTCCCTTATGCAATGGAGGTCACCAAAATGGAGTTGAACCCGATTGATCTCAAAAAAACCAGGATCACTTTCGGCCATATTGTCAACCACAGAGAACCGAAAGGGACGAGGTTTGTTCTGGATGCTGTTCATAAACTGAGGCTGGAAGGAAAAGACTTCGCCTTTATCCTTGGTGAAAGGCTTCCCCTAGAATCAGCTATGGTCCTTTACGACCAGGTGGACGTGATCCTGGAACAGTTCATAATTGGCTGGTACGGCCTCCAAGCTGTTGAGTTCATGGCCAAGGGTAGGCCGGTTGTGGTGTTCATCAGAAGTGAGGACCTACACAGAGTCCCTGGCCTCACCGAGCAGGAGCTTCCGTTCATCATCGTGGGCCATCCGCACGACCTCTCCGAAAAAATGAGAATGATTTGTGAAATGTCCAGGGAGCAGTTGCACGAAATGGGGCTGAAGTGCAGGGAATACGTGCTCAAACACCACGACGTTGAGAAAATCGCAAGGGACCTGGAAAGGGAGTATGGCTATGTTCGATAAGGACTACAACGTTGAGGATGGGATTGTGAACTGTCTCCCGCCCACCATGCAGGGGATCATAGAGCCGGACTATACGGCAAAACATTTCTTTGAGGTGCACGACAAACAAGACAAAGACCTAAAAGGGCTGGCAGTCGCGGGAAACAAGGAGGCAATGGCCAACCTGCAGCGGGAGTTTTATGACCGAATGGCTGTCGCGTTTGAAGGCATGGACAACGCGGACAAAGCGGCTGGGGGGGTGTTCTGGTGGAAAATTCACCGTTTGTTCGAGTATGACAACCGACTGTTATCCAGGGCTCCAGGTCGGAAGCTGCTTTTCATTGGAGCCGGTAATTGCAGGCTTGCTGCTCTTTTCCAGAAGCGAGGCTGGGACGTTGTGGCGACGGACATAAGCCGCCAGATGCTTAAAGTGGGCCGGGACAGAGAGGGAGCTACGATGGTCTACGTCGTCCATAATGCCGAAGAAAGGTTTCCGTTTGAAAGCAATTACTTTGACGCTGTTTATTCCCTGTGCGTGATGAACCACATTGTTGATTGGAAAAACTACATCAGTGAAAAGGTCCGGTGTATTAAGCCGGGGGGACTGCTTCTGGAGAGAATGCCAAATACCCATCTATGGAAATTCTGGAGAAATCAAGGTCCGCTTTATGATGGGATTGAAGTTCGAGCCCTTGACTGCTATCCGGTACCAGTTTGGAACGCCTTCAGGGATCACTGCGAGCTGAAAGTCTTGCTCTGGACGCATGACAAACAACAGCGGATGGTTTTTACTTCCCGGTTGCTGCGGATCCAAAAGTTGATTTACAGGGCGAGGTGCGCGATAGAGGACATGGAGGTGAGATCATCGGAGACGATTGCTGCACACCCGCTCGACGAGAAAGGTATTTACACAATGGTTCTAGGAGATAAGATAGAATGGATATTGTCAGGATTGAAGCATGGTTAAGGAAAGAAATTAGGAAAGCTGAAAAAGCCATTGAGGATGGTAAGCCTTTTTATGTGTGGGAAGAAAGATTGAACACCTTGCAGGAAGTTATTGAGAAAATACAGGCCTTGGAAGGCTGAATGGTGAGAAAAAATGCTGATCGAGATTCCTGGGATACCAATAGGGAAGAAGCGGCCGCAATTTACCAACCTGTTCGGCAGGTGCGGCCATTGCAAGAAAATAACCATCTTGAAACGTGGGGCCTGTCCGACCTGCGGAGGTTTCTTGATGCCGATGCCGAGGGCGCATAAGGATCCCGAGGAAGCCACCGCGGAGGGGAAGTGGATCCTGATGGCTCAGCAGCAGGTCCAGGGGCCACCCCTTGAGGGACCGGTGATCATGATTGCTCAATTCCTCATGCCAATCCCGAAAAGCGTCCCGAAGCGGGTCATGAAATTCATCCAAAACGGGGGGATCGAAATCCATGAAAAAAAACCCGACTTGGACAACCTTGAGAAGTTCGCCAAGGATTGCTTGAACGGACTGGCCTGGAAAGATGATTCCCAGGTGGGGATTGTGCTCAAATTCAAATACTATGCGACTGAGCCGCGTACCGTTCTGATCATCGAGGACGCACACACATACAATCTTGGCGATTTCACCCCTATCTTGGAACGTATTGGAAAAATGATGAAAAAGGAGGAAACATGCTTTCAAAGGAAGTTATTAGAAGCGTAAAGTGCACCCTGACCGCCGCTGAGATAGAAGCCGGTGGCCGGGACCTTGCCAGGAAGATCGGGACTCTTGCCCAGCTGGAGGACAACAAAAAAGCGGCTACCAGCCAGTACAAGTCGGAAATCGATCGGGTGAGCGCCGAAATCCGGTCACTCGGGCTTAAGGTAGCTAACGGGTACGAGTTCCGGGAGCTTACGTGCGACACGGTTTATGACTTTGACTTGAAAAGGGCTAGCGTGATTTGCAGGTCCACCGGCGAAGTCGTTGAGACTCGTATAATGACCGCTCAGGAGGTTCAACTCTCCTTGGAATTCGAGGCCCAAGCAGACGCAGCCGTGGAGCCTGGCCAAGATGTGGGCCATGAAAGGGGGTAGGTATGGGGGTAGGGGAGAAAATCGATCCTGGTGCAGAGGGGGTGGTATATGACCGCAAATTATATCCGCGTAGAAGATTATCCATATTGTAACAACGACTCAGATATCCGAAGGCGAAAGATCTACGCCAAAATGCTTGCGAAGGTTCAAAGCGATGAATTTGGGCACCATTACTCTCTGAGAAGCTATCTGGTTAGCCAGTTCGTAACATTTGAACAGACTTGGGAAACGATTGGCAACAGGCTTGATGTCAGCGCCGGGACGATCCAGAGGGCTACAGAGGCGTTGAAGATCTGGCGGAAAAAGATACGCCACAAACAAGAAAAGCCAAGGTTTTGATGGTGAGGTGGGGGGATAGGATGTATAAAGGCGAAGAAGATTCAACGAAATGGCGTGAGTCTGTAAATCCAGCTCGGTGTGTTGGTTATGGGCAAACAATATTCAGCGCGGAGTCTGTACCGAAACTGCCACAACCTATGAATACTTGGCCTAACGGAAAAAGACACGCTATGTACCAAGATGAGCATGAGAAATGGAATGCTAAGCATCATCCAGGAACTAGGCAACTCTGCTCGAAATGTGAGCAACCAACTGGACGATGTGAGGATGATACATTGTGGAGTGATGAAGAAGAACCTCTTTGTGAGGATTGCTGGAGTGGGTTAGGTCAAGTCAGCGATAAGAGTACGGAGCGGAAGGGCTGACGGCAAAAGAGAAAATCTCGGAAATCATCTCCGTACTACCTGGCCCACCCAAGCCCCAATATTCGTGGCGGTGGAGGTGGTATAGTGAAACATGATTGTTCCACTTGTGAGTATAAGCGTGTTGAAGAGTTCGTCTATTTAATTTGGTATTGTGCAGCGCAACCCAAATGGAAGCGATTAAAGGAATACCCAATAAAGCCGAAAACTTGTATGCGGCAAGATGCGCTCAAGGCAAGGATGGGGGCATATTATGCTGACTAAGTCGTGGGGGGAGGCGATCAGGGAGATCGTGCGCGAAGAACTTTCGGAGGCCCTGAGCGAAGCGGTGGCACGGACAAGCTCGCTTGTCCGTGAGATCATTCAAGAAGAACTCAAGCTCGCCCTCTGCCGCAAGATCGTGATTGAGAGGGGGCCGCGGCAGGACGATGACCTATTTGACTGGCCCTGTCAACAGTTGCTTGGTGGAAGACCACCATATCAAGGAGTAAACGACCTTGGAAGATGTCAGCATCCAGAATGCCACCCAAGAAATAAGGAGCAGGAAGTAGCACACCTAACGAAATGCACCTGTGAACGATGTACTGGAATAGCCGTTGAGTCGTTGTATAATGAGCAGCCAAATCCAGAGGATATTAGGCGAACACGTGGGACTATTGTCCCTGATGGCACGGAGAAGGAGCAGCCTGACGAGCGCAAAACCCTATGGCTAAATCATGGCTGTCCGATTGGCGCTCTTTATGGTGATGATGGTGAGATGCAATGTAATAACATGACAGAACATAGACCGATTGATTTCCTCCGTGAACCAATAGAACAGATTAAACAAATATTAAAAGGGACAGAGCCACCGAAGCCCACACGCAAGGAGTGGGAGGAGTTTTTCCGTATGGCTTTTGCAGAAGGTGAATCATGGGGAGTTACTTATCATGGTTGGTTTACTCCAGACGAAGAACATCAAGAAAAAGCAGCCCAGAAAGCCATGCACAGATGTTTTGAAGCAATGCCAGGAGTGCCGAAGCTATGACACCAATAAAGTTCCCAGGGTGCAACTGCACGTATGCAAAAGATCAACCGGAATATTTACCGTTACCGGCTCGCAAAACAGAAGATAGTGTTGTCACCTCATGCTGGAAATTACGGATGATTGAACGCCTTAGAGTAGCAATAAGCGGCAAGGTATATGTGCATGTTATGACATTTAATAAACCATTACAGCCACAAAAGGTAACAGTGAAGCCATGATATACAACCGTTGGTCCGAAACCGAAACCAAAGCCAAGTGAAGCGTGGGCGGAGGCTCAGCACCGTCAGCCTGTGGTTACAGGGTGGCAGGAGGGCATTAACCCTCCGCCCAACCGTCATTCCAAATCGAAACTTTCG